CTTACTGGCCGTCCCGAGCTTGATTCCATCCCAAGACTTCGCCGAGGCAATACGCTGGACCGTGCGCGGGGGCAACCCAGAGCGTTCAGCGATCTCAGTGTGAGACATCAGCCGGTAGCGCCCGCGCTTGGCTATATCCGAACGCGGGATCATGGCCATGGCCCGCGCCAGACAAGGCGAGATCAGGTCGCAGAATTCGAGGAAGGTTTCAGGTTTTTTGATTTTTTTAGCCATATCGTATTCAGACAAAATTAATTAAATTCTTTTTTCAGCAAGACAGATTGTGTCATTATGGCCAGCACCGTGGCAAACGAGCAGTATTTCAATTATTTCAAAATCACGCCCTTTTCCCATACCCGCGCTATTCCATCCAAAAGATAAGACTATTGCATTGGGCGACAGAATTGGGACCGCTGCGTCTCGACACCGTTTGTAAAGTGCGGCGTTTTGAGTGCCTTCAGTTCCAACTTCTCGACCAATGGATTTATAGCACTCGCTGATTTGACGCGGTGAGTAAGGAGGATCAAAAATCAATAGATCGCAGACTCCTGGTTTATCTGCAAAAGTTAAGTCTTTCAAAAATGTCTCTGCATCCAAATGTGATTGCGCTGATGTTTCAGGATTAAGATCATTTGTGAACCTTGCCAATTTGCAGTTTCTGGCAAATGGATCAACACTAATTCGGCTTCTTTTTAGGTATCGCTTGACAAATTCACCAATCGGCTTCACCGAAAACGTGTCAGCGCTTGGCATCGACCATGTTCGATTAAATATCATTTCACAAAATTAATTCTCGGGAGCTTTCTCGCTCGCCTCGTTGATTTTGATCAACTGATCCATGGTCTCGCTTGGAGTCGGAAGCACCTGACCACGGATGGTAAAATCATCGGGCCACTTCTCAGGCAGGTGGTTGGTGATTGCCAGAAACAGGTCCTTCTCTTTTTCGATGTCGGTCTTGGACTCAATGAAAATGTACCGGCCATCCATGGAAACGATAGCGGTCTGCCCGGCCTTCAAATTCTTCTCACAGTTCAGGCAGTAGCCGCGCGGCTCCTTTGAGATGACGAGTATTTTACCGAAGCAAATCTCGCACATCTTGTCGCCGGGTTTAATTCCAGCCTTTTTAGCCAGACGCTCAACATTCTCGCGCTGCCGCTTCTCGCGGACCTCGGCCAGATGCGGGATCGACTCGTGGATAACACGAAGCTCGTTTGGAGTCGGGCTGTTGAATCCGTTATCACTCATACTAGAAATTTCTTGTTAAGCCAAAAACACAACCAGATGTTTACCAGACACGGCTTATTTAATTTCACTCTATTAATCAGCTTTCCATGATTATCGCGTGTGTGATATTCAAATGTAAAAATGGATCTCATGCTCTGGATTTAAACGGAATATCCGCCGACTTCTCCATGAGAAATTTATAAGCCTCTTGATTCCATTGCGCATCCACTAGCGCATGATGAATTTCGACTTCGGGTTTCGGGAGTTGTGGGTTTCCAATCAGGTTGCAGAACTGCTTAATGTCGTTGCAATACATTGGAAATCCCTTCGGCAGTTCAATCATTGTCCCAAATAACTGGCAGAAGGCAACCCAGTCGTAGTCGGCGAAATATCCCCAAAATTCAGGCTTTCCGAATTTTTCAATATTGCAGAACTCCAAGACCAGTTCCTTAATCTCCGACCTGCGAGCCCACGGACACGGATTATCAGGCCCGGAATCACACCAGCTATTTGTTTTAGGCCGTAATCCCTCTCTGGGCGTAACCAGTGGCTTACAACTGGCACACCCTTTCATCGAAAAGTGGGATAAATGCGGGAACACGTTCCTCCAAACCCAGTCAGATGCCTTTGAAAAATCACATTCAACGTTTTGCTTATAAAGCGTGCGACCATCTTCCGCTGCAATGCCGATTGAAATTAGGTCTATCGTGGAACCGTTCTCGATGAACTCAGTGTCTAAAAAGTATTTCATTTATCATTCCAATTGTCGTAAATCGCTCCGCAAAATAGGTAGAGAGTCATGGGTAATGCCCACACCGGAAATGTCAGCGCCATCAAGGAAATGACGATTTTACGTTTCATCCGGTGATAAGCTTCGGGTTGGATTCAACCAGCTTGGAAAGCGATGGCCAAAAATACTGGCCACCATCACACATTATCTGAATCGCCTGCTGACGTTCAATGGAGTGGGCTCCATTGCGCTCGGCGACAATTTTGAACCATCCTATCTGGATGTCGTGCTGACGCAGGTTCACCAACGGTCTGCCAATGTCATCGCGGATTACGCCGCGCTTGTCGATGCGGACTTGGATGTGGTGCAGCTCATGGTCCAATAGCGCGCGCTGTTCGGCCTCGGGTGCCGTTGCCCAGTAATCGCCGTCAATGCAGATTTCGGTGTCGGCCCGTCCCATCACCCGGTCTTTCAAGCCGATCTTCCGGCAAATTGCCAGCGCGGGTTGACCCCACAACTTCAGAGCCGGGCCAATCTTCTCGCCAGTTTTTTCATCCACCTCGGCGATGGCGAACAAAAAGTCGGTTGTCACTCCGGCATTGAGTAATGGCTTATGACTTTCGTGTAGTCCGAGAACTTCTTTGGCCATCTTGTAGACGGATGGCGGGCATTTCTGGTATGTGCTCATCTGATGCGAGAATGCCAAAAGTGGCGCGATTGTCAACAGAATAATAATGCCATTAGAATGGCATTATTATGCCAGCAGTGAGGCATGGTGGCTGCGGGTGCGCAAAAGTGAGGCGTGGCGGGTATGCAATCCGCTTGCCGCATGGTGTCCGGCATGGGCAAGACGCGGCAACAGCACATGGCGCCGTGGTGCATTATGCTTCACCCCATGCTGGGCCATGATCTTGGCTGGCGCTGATTTAGTGGTCGAATGTGCAAGTGCAACTCCAACACCCTGTAGTGCCTGCGCATTCGCCTGCTGATATGCCTGCTGGACCCGCTGCTTGGTCGGATTTGGACCTAACGCCGACAAGGCGGACATAAGATTTTGACCCCTACTGATCGTGTACTGTTGCAATTCTGAATCCGTCAAGGGTCTGTAGGTTCCGCTGATGTCATACCCTTTTGCCGGGTTGATCGAGGGCGGTGTGTATCCAGAATTAAATAATGCCGAGTATCCCAACTGCGATTTCTGGTCAGCCGGATTCACAGGCAATGGATACGAGCCAGCGGTAATCACCTGAATAATCCGTTGCACATCGTCAGGAGTCTCGACTGGCTCACCGAGAACATTCACTGACCGATGCGGTGAGGTTGGTAAAGGAACCAGAAAATCCCAAACTGAGGCTGTTTTAGGGTCCATCTGAACCCCCATCATGCGTGAAATTTCCTGATAAGCGGGGAGTGCTGGGATTAGCGGCGAAACAAATGAGGCGATCAACTTCTGTGCGTTTGGAACACCGTTTTCCATTGCCGATGAGGTTAATCCAGAAGCTGTTCGACTGGACATGATTGAACCCATTAAAGCCTGCCCGGCAACGGCCATGGCATCCAGTGAACTGACGGGTGCGATCTTGCCCGGTTCAATTCCTTTTGCCTTGGCTTCTGCATTCAGTTTCATCTGCGCCTTCTGGCGCGAGGAATAGAGGTCGTGAATGGCTCCAAAGGTTGAAAAATACGGAGCCATCAAAGACGCTGGCCCAACAGTCATGCTCACGGGTATAAAACTTCCATCCGGCAAATTAAATTCGATGGTCCCCGGCTTATGGCCTTGGGCGATCCAAAGATCCCGCTCTTTTTTATCCTTCGGACCCATCATCTGGACAGTTGATAGACCAGACAGGGCTAATGCCCCGGCAACCGTCCCTAAAGTGGTTCCAACGATTGCCTGAACCATGCGATGATTCCGGTCTAAAGCGGTACGAAACCATGGACTTTCCTCGGCAGTAGAACCGGCCACCTTCACATTCGCCAGTTTGTAGAGCGGCGTATTCATCAGCGAGTAGTTAATGCCTGTTCCGATCGCATTTGAGAGCCGGGTAATTGACGTGGGTATGCCGATGGATTCACCCAGAGAGGCAACACCCCGCAATGCGCCGGCAACGGCCCCGCCAACACCACGGTTGGTCTGTTCCTGCCATGCTACCGTAGATTTTAGAATGTTTATGTCCTGCTCGAATGCGTCCGCGGGCAATCCCAGTTGCTGCATCTTGTCGAATACACGGCGTCTGACTAAATTCTGGGCTGATTCCTCGATCTGCCTGTCAGAAGCTTCAATTCCGAGATGGTCGAACATGACTCGTGTATCAGCTACGGCCTGCACGAATTCAGACTGCATCGACTTAAACACCTCATCTTTCGCGACATTGATTTGAGCGCGGCTTTTGCCATCCTCGCGCATCCTGATCTCAATCTGGTGCATGATCTCCTGGTACTCGGTCGGTTTGCCCTGAAAGTGGTCTACGGCCGAGACATACCATTGAACGACACGAGGCAGGTTAATGAAATGCAAGATGGCACTATTCCACCACCTTCCAGCCTCGGCCTCGCGCCGGGCCATCGCCGAAAGCCGTTCTAAAGCATTGATTCCAGACATCAGCCGGTCAATGTTACGGCTTTCTCCACGACCCATGATCTCGGCGCGAGCGGATAAAATAGCTGGCTTAATTGAGGCTAACGTAGCCTTCACTGAATCAGATAATGCGCCATGCACGTCCTGCCAGAACCGCACATCAACCTTTCCGCGTTTAACACCTCTCAGGATGTCATTGTCACGTAGGGTTAATGCGCGGCCAATGGCACGGGTGGGTGTATGCAGAAGCAATTGGGTCGTGATATGAGTTGGAAGCCGGAAGATACCAAAGCCAGCTTTCATAAGCATGTCGAGTGTCTCGTACTCATTCAGTGCCTGCGCATTGTTTCGCCTGAATTTACTGCTGAAATATTTCCATGGCGTCAGGTTGATTGGCCGGGTCATCCTCGTCCATTCTACACCAAGGCGCCTGATATACTCAGACCTTTGCTCGTAGGTAGCCGCCTCCTGCTCTCGGCGGGCCTTCTCGATCATTGCCGCGACTTCCTCCGGCTTGGCATCTGGATGAGACAGTCGAATCTGGCTCTCTTGCTGCTTCGGGAGCGTGCGAAGCTGCTGCTCTTTATCGACTAAACTCTTTATCAGTTTCGTCTGCGCATCTGTTGGAAGAATCCAGCCATGCTCCTTGGCTACATCAGCTAAAAGCGCACTAGAGTCTAACAGGCCCGCATTAACCGCGCGCTCCACCTTCTGCCAGAAAACGTTGTTGCCTCGGAAAACAACCTGTTCTCTAGGAGTCAGGTTTTTACGGGCTGTCTCCAATGCTTTTTGACGGGCGTCGGCCATCCGGCTCTCAAACGCCTTGGAAAACACCTTCCAAGCAGCCTGTGCCTGATCGGCTGGGATGCCCAGCTTTTCTATCAAGTGGTTTACGAAATTTTCCTCTATGTCCGACTGCCGGAAAGCTGGAGTATTTAGAATCTGCTTAACAACGTCACCAATTTTAGGCATCAGATTCGTGATTTTAGATTTGGAGGCAACCTGGTCCACCATATCAGGAATATCCAGCCGCACATCTTTGAATAATCCGGCATTTAACTGCTGTGCTATCTGTTGCTCGGGTGTCAGCTTCTCGCCTGCTTTGCGCGGTTCCGCGAACATTGGATCACGCGCGCGCTGACGCGCCTGCTCAAGCTGCTGGGCGACCTTCTCCTGAATCTGCCGGCGCACATTAGCCTTTACGCCATCAGATGCACCGGCTCCGCCCATGGCCTGTTCGTAATTGTCGTAATAAGCATCCAGAAGACGCTGAACCTCTGTCTCCGGACTCTTGGCGAGCTTGTTCAGGTCAATTCGGGTGTCGACGGGCTTTGCATCCGGGTTTTCACGCGCAAATCGGGTGCCTTTGAAATCTCCCTGAACGACTTTCTCAACCAGTTTGTTTGTAATCGGTGAATAATCAAACCAGTTGTCACGAACCACTTTCCAGTTCGCGTATTCGGGAAGGTTCATTCCTTTTTCAACGTACTCAGGCAAAGGCATCACCGTCTGGTCAGCGGCCATGAGTTGCAAATGGTCGATTAGAGCCTGTTTTTCTTTGGCGTCTGGCTCAGTTTTGGCCGCATCCGTCATTGCCCGCAAACCCGCATTATATTCAGCGTCGGATACAGCCCCCTCCATCAACTTTCCAACCTTGTCCGCGTTTTTTGCATTCACCAGTTCCAGCAACTTCTCGTATGGCGACAAATCCCGGCGCTTGGATGGCTGCGGCTTGATCCCAAACTTGGATTTAGCCTGTTCGATGATGGACTGGGCAGCTTCATTGATCCTGGCATCCTGGGCCAGTTGTGAACGCTTGGGTGCAAACTTTTCCTTCCACTGGTTCTGAACCTTGCGGAAGACCTTGCCCGAATAATCGCGGAGATTCTGGGCCATGATCCGGCCCATCATCTCCTTGAGTGCCGGAAAATCCTTTTGCGCGCCCTCGATTTCCTCCGGCGTAAAAAAGTTCCTGAAATTTTGCAGAATCCGGCCAAAAAAAGTGTCGAAGGCATCACCCCCGAAGGCGTCATAACGGGCACGACCCAACCACACATTCACGTTCCGCATCACTCCCAGCAAATCCGGCGAGTGCTGGGAGGCTGCGCCCAAAATTGCCGCGTGCCACGAGTAATAACCCTGCGACAGATTAAAAAGCTGCTGCTGGATTGGCTCTGAAAATGGTAGCGTGCCTTCCTCGAAATTGATTCGCACCGAATTCAGCAAACTCGCAAGTTGGTCTGGCGGTTTCCCGCCGCCCTGACTTTCAGTGATTTCTTTGCGGATTTCAGACACTAGTTTTTCACCGTCCAAATCAGCTTTTCCGAAGTCCGAAAACCGCCAGAACGTGATTGGTTTATTATTCCGACGCGGATCAGGCCGGGTTTCAGATTCGACCGGGATATTTAGCCGGTCAAAAATAGACTTGGCGTACTTGATTGATGCGTCTGTTGACTCCGGTGAATACGTGCCCTCCTTACCCGCGACATTCGTCTTATGACCCATCACAATTGTCTCAACCCAGTCGCCTTTTCCGGTATCAGATTCGGGATTTTCATGCAGGTCTTGGGAAAGAGTGACATCGGATTTTTTGGAATCGAATGCGCCAATATTTCCAATTGCAGATTTTATTTGCGACGGATTAAAGGCAGCGTAAGTGGTTGACGGTTCATGCAGATCAGGGTCGGCAGCAACATCATGAACATTATGCACAATAACGCCATCATAACCATCTGCTTTAGCCTGTCGGATAACGCGGCCAATATTTATTTGATGAAAAGTTTTACCACCTGCATCCATTACAAATGGGTTTTTAAGGCTTAAAAAAACAGGCATCACATTTGCACCTTCACCATAAACTCCTGATTTGGTTCTGGAATAGTTCTGAACCGCGCGCTCAACAGCCTGTTGAATGGTTGGAGTTGGCTGGTCTTCGGTATTGAAATAAACAGTGGTGCCACGCTTGTTCATAACCTGAAGTTGAACGCCGCGCTTTGGCTTTCCTGACGGGGTTAAAAACTCGGGCGGTAATGCAGCCAGATTTGTGACATCTTTTACGGTCTGCTTTTTGCGAGCCTTGTCCCAATAAAAAGCTTTGACCGAATAACCTTCAGACAGAAGATTTTTTCCCGGAACCGATTTTGGATATTCAGATGCCGTCCGCATATAGCCGGTTCCAGCATAGGACTCCGCAACCTCCGGCCTGTCTGAAAAATAACTCACACCCTCAACGTAATGTGGCATGTCCATGTACTGTTTGGGGTAATACGATTTCGATTTAGTTTCGTCGAACTCAGTGATTGGCTCCACTCCGCCATGATAAACCACCTTTGGATTACCGGACTCGTTAATCACCTTGCTGTCTGCGAACCACTGTTTAAATTCAGGACTGTCTGTCTGCTTTTCAATTCCGTGTTCCTGCCTGAACTTTTGAAGCGTGTCGGCTATGGCGTCGTGAGCGGCATCAATGTCAGTGAAATATTTGTACGCGCCGTTATCTTTCAGCCTGCCAATCAGGCGGTTTAAAAAGTCCAGCACCGTGGTTGCCAGTTTTTGGAAGAATGGCGGGTCTTTCTGAGCCAGCTTGTTCCAGAATGCGGGATCGTCGAAACTGCGCTCAAATAATTGCGCAACCAGCTCCTCTTCCTCGCTTTTTAAATTGATGAATACGCCGCTTTTAGCGGCCAACGTCTCACGTTGGTTTAAAAAATCCTGTAATTCCCCCCGCTTAGCAAGTCCGGCCAGTTTACCTACTAATTCATCATATAATGGCTGCGCCTCATTCTGGATGTTGTGCAGTAGTTCATGTCCAATCAGTGATGAAAACGTTTTATTTGAGCGCGCGTTTAAGAACAGGGTGTTTGGAACACCGTCAACAGTTGCGCCGTCAATGTTCAGCGGATTGTCGCCAGCATCTATGAAGATGATGTGTTGATTGAAACTCTTGGCAATAGCTCGCCACGCCTCTGAAGTCGTTTCCAATCCCGATACACCATGGATGGCGGGAGCCTCCACCGGTTTGATGTTGCGGATACTTTCTTTCTGAACATCTGAAAGTCGTGAATGTCCTGCAAGCAGCCCAGATATGAGCGACCCGACAGCGCGCACATCTGAAACGTTATCGGAAACTTTCGCAGGCGCATTCGATTGGTTCTCGTCTTCATAATTTTGTGACAATGTCACTCCGCCTCTGGTTTTTGGCGCCGGCTCAACTGGTTTCGGGATGCTGCCTTCAGATTTTGGCAGCTTTCCACCAGTCAGCGCCGATACTTTTTTGGGAACGAGCGCGGATGGTTTGGAATATTTTGAAAGCATCGCCTTCTCAAATTCCTTGGCGCGGGAAGTGCCATATTTAGCCTGTTGCTCATAATCGTTCAACGTGGCCATGTCATCCCATTGAGCCTGTGGAATGTTGATGCCTTCGGGAACCAGGCGCGATGGCGCAACCTCTGGCTGGATGGGTTGAGAAGATTTTTCTTTCAACCATTTCGCATAATCGTATTCCGCCTTGGTCACTTCAAAGATTGAATCACCGTCACCCTTTTCAAGACGGTATTCCGTTTTCATTCCGGCTGCTTTTTGACGCTTCTCAAAATCCTGCTGCTGGCGATTATCCATCCGGTTTGATTGAGTGCCTGTCAAATCCTTTAACGCCTTAACTTGTTCCGTTTTTGGTTCGTAGCCATCCGCAAGCATATCAGATACAACCTTGGAACGGTCGCCGGAATAAATCTTGCCACCACCGCGTTTAGCTACTTGCTGCGATAATACTGTCTTCAGCTTTCCGCGTTGCATTGGAGACAGATTTAAACTTTGTAGATAAGGTTCAAGCACTAATGGAGTAACGACAGGAGTTGCTGGCGCTTCAGGTGGTTTAACACCTTCAAGAATATAAGGCGGCTCTAAAGTCTTGGCCACCGGTGGCTCGAATGGGACGCCGTACTTATTCAGCGTGTTCTCGGAAACAGTCGAGCCTTTAGAGTGCAGGATTTTTCCGCTGGAGTCCATTATATCCTGCTGGAGATTATACATATTCCAGCCCGTGGTCTTGCCCGAGAAATCATCTTGGCGGCCAATGAATTTGGCGGCCGGGGTTGTCACTATCGGATTTGGCGAAGCCTTGGCTTGTACGCTGGAAACTTTTTTTTCCGTCTCATTATCGCCCAACAACTGCTGCACAACCCCTTTGCCGCGAATTTGTATTTGCGGGTTTGACACCTCTCGCACTTGTTGTATTTGCGGGACCACTGCCCCGGCTTCAGTCTGACTTTTTCCAGCATCTTCTCCTGATGCTTCTTTGTCCACAATTCCTGGCTGTGCATTCTGCTGTGCTGGATTCTTGGGATCAGTTCCAAATTCTCCAATCTGTTGTCCAAACCATTGCGGTTCTTGTGATGCACGCACTCTGAGCTTAGCAGCGGCCTGCCTAACGTTTTCTCCATAATCACCCGATGTTCGTAGCGAGGACCCGCTGGGGTCAATACCAACCAATATTTTAAGCTGTGCGATTTGTTGTCCACCCATCGGCGACCCAAGCAATTCTGCCTCAGCGTCGCTGACCTTTTTTTGATCGTTTCTTGCGACATTTTGAAGCCAATTAATGGATGCCGCCAATTCGGGTCGGCCATTCTCCGCTGTGCCGCCTGTCTCATTTTTTCCAGTGTCTCCGGCGACGGTTTGTGTCCCGGCTTGAAGCTCGTTCTCGTTGGGATATGATTTGCCATAACCAAGTGTATCTTTGACTTGATTGGCATTCAAGTTGTTTTCGAGTTTACGAACAGGATGAAAGATGTCTCCGGCTTCGTCATAGGCGTAACCCAACGCTGGCAGGCGTTCAGCCGTTCCAGACAACCGCGCATCACGCCCGCTGATGATTTGTTTCTCGGGATTCGAGACGGCGGCGGTTACGCGATCCAATGATGCGCGGTGATCGGCGAGCATGTCGTTGGATTGATCTACTACAGGACGCACCGGAGGAGGCTCTGGTGCTGGCTGCGGTTCTGGAGTTGGTGGAGTCTCTGGAGTCTTTCCGAAATCAGGCAAACCTTTTGCAGCGCCATGGGTCAGTAAACCGGCTAGGGCTCCAGTTCCAACCAAGTTCACGATTGACTCAGCCTGCTGGGCTGGTGTCTGGGTCAGGAAATTTTTGTGGATGTCGAGAACTTGGCTCCCGAGATTGTGCAGGGTATCTGCTGCGAATAAACCAGCAACGGTCTTTGGTGCAGCCGCGCCGGTCAGTATCCCAGCGGCCCCGGTTAATGATGTCGCAAACTCAGGAAGGCTGATCAATAAATTCGCAGCCGCCTTTCCGGCTGCTAACGGCGGAGAATCATCTGGATTAACCGTGAACCGTGGCAATTTAATGATTGGCTTGGACAGGGCCTCATTCACAGCCGGAGCCTCTTGAAGTGAACGTCCTAGATTGTATAAAGGACTGCCATAAGGACGGCCAGTAAGTGCACTGGTCATTCGCTGGAATATTCCTGGCGCTGGAGCTGGACCAATGGTTTCTGCCGGAGCCGGAGTGAAGTCAGGAAGTGCAGTCGAGTCAGAATCTGTCGGAGTCGAGAAATCCGGCAACTGCAACTGGTTCATGTCCGGCAGGTTTGTCATGCGCTTTCTTCTCACGATCCGATCATGCGCCATAGTTGGCGCGGTGTCAAATCGTTAAATAAATCATGCTGGTTGCCAGTTCGCCGGATTCTTGTCCTGAGTCGGATCGGGCAGGGAGCCTTTGTAAATCCAACGGCGGCCAGAATTATCAGTGATTACTTTCGGATGCTGGCTGGCCGGCTCGCCGGGAGGCAATGGTGCGGCCGGTGACGGCGTAGCCGTGGCTGTGCGGCCAGCAAATGCAGGCGCCCAGTTCGCGGGAACTTGTGACGTGTATCCGGTTCCAGTCAGACTCGGGGTAATCATTGCATTCGGATTCCGCTGGGCTGCTGCAAATGCGGCTTGGGCTGCGGCAATCCGTGGGGCAACGGCCGGATTTGGTTGAACCTGTCCACGTTTGTCTGTAACCAGCCAGTTCAACCAGCCTGATGGCGCGTAATCGGTTTCACCCACGTTAGAGGGTGGCGCCGACTTGTCCTGGGCGATGCGCTGCAATCTTCCACCTGTCTCAGCCAAATCCGCGGACTTCGTATACTGAGACTCATAGGGCTGACGCAACACCGAAATAATCGTATGCGCCTGTTTTTCAAAATCAGAGCCTTTGGGAACGCCAGCCGCATCCACCAGACTCGGGTTGGGTGGCATTCCATTCTTGTCAGCCAATGCCGCCGACTGCTGGACGCGCGCGACTGCTGCGGTTCCAGCGATCTGATAAAGCTGGTTGATTTTTGAGTCATCGAAATGCGGGAAAAGCTGCTTCAGTTTGTTCAAGTCAGCGGGCAAGGCTCCGCCCATCGCATCACGACTCGCATTTTTAAAATCGTTGTCCACCTCAGTTCTGTCCCTAAGCTGGCTGTCGAATTTGTACTGGGCCGTGACATCGGCTAAACGGCTCTGACGGTCCAAAGCGTTCTGACCAGCCTGAAAACTTTGACTCTGATTCATCTCGGCCAGACGCTGGGCTTCTTCTGACTGGCGATTTTGCTGGCCGAGCGCCATCTGAATCTGAGCCATCTGCGCCTGCGACGCGGCCTCGGCATTGGCGCGATTGGCAGAACCATACATTTGATCATAGTTTTGCTGCTGCTGAGCCAGAGAATCTGGAGAACTTCCGTAAAGGATCATATAATCAGGCTGTTGTTGCCGCCTGCGGATTCAGTGGATAATCACCACCTGTTGGCGTAGGACCAAACAGATAAGGATTACCAGACACGCCGTAATTATTCGATCCGCTGGTCGCAGTTTTATTTTGCGCGAGCCATGCCTGACCCGGCGGCGACTGCAACCAGTTCTGCTGCATCTGGCCGAGTGAACCCATTTGGGAATTGGCTTGATCCAGCAAGCCTCCATTAGCAACGCCGCCGTTTGCTGTCCATGGCTGTGTCGGAGCCGTCGGCATATTCACGCGCGGCGAACTGAATGTCGGTGCATTGTTCTGGTACGGAGTAATCGCATTGTACCAGTTTGCCTGCTGATCCAAGCCAGTTAACTGCGACAGGTTCGCTGTGTTCCCGGAAATAATCTGCTGGGCCATTTGCATTGGAACACCCATCGATTGCAGGTAGGACATGGCCAGTTGCGGAGACATTGAAGCAACCTGCTGTTGCAGGCCCTGCACATACTGAGCCGTCTGTTGGTCTAGTCCGGTCAAGTACTGGTTTCCGGAGGTGAACCGGTTCGCCACATCCTGATTCAATGAACCGACACCAGCGTATTGGGTTTGCAGGTTTCCAAGATACTGATTCTGCAAGTTTGAACCCAAGCCATAGAGCTGGTTTGTGGTCGCAATTGAGCGGTTAGCCAAGTCGGCTTGCAACGGCAAGTTCACCGCGTTATAGTCCGCAATATACCGGTTGGATAGTGCGCCAGATCCACTAGCCGGAGTCCCAGACTGGAGCTGATAAAGGTTGGTCTGCTTAAGCGCGTTGGCATAGGCCTGGGCGGCGACATTTTGTGCGGCGGTCGCGTAATTTTGATTCTCTGTGGTGAGGTTTTTACCCAGAGTGGCGAGATTTGTGTTCTGAGTGTTCTCATAATTCTGATTCGCGGACGCGATATTTCCCTGATTCTGGTTCTGTGAATTGACGTAGTTGTTGAGCGTGGTATTCAGCGAGCTTGTGGCACCACCGACATCCGCGTTCAGCCGGCTGATGGTTGGTGCCGGGTTAATCGCGGCCTCTGCCTGAGCCAACTGGCCCGGTGCCTGTGAACCAATGTTTTGGGCCTCCTGCAAATACTGGGAAAAAGATTTTTGAAACATCCCCGTGTTCTGCGCATTCTGGTCCACGGCTCCTGCGACCTGCGAGGAAATGGCGGGGTTTTTATTGATCTGTTGGACCCCGATCTGCGGCTTCTGAATTCCGACCTGGCCAATGTCCTGGACCTGGCTCCCATTTGAGTAGAACTGGGTGGTCCCATTTGGATTCTGATAAGAACCATGCCACGGCTGGCCGGTGGCGGAGGAAACCCATTGTCCAGATGCGCTTAGTTGGGGATGGTTGTCGGAATTCGCGTTTGTACCGGTGGATGTCGAAGATGGATTTGTGACGGGATCACCAGCACTCATCTGCCAGCCCTGTGTGGTCATTGGGAATCCCGGGGAGCCGTCTTGAACCTCTGACGAGTTTTTCAGACCCTCCTTGTTCAATGTGATGGGAACTCCATTCATATTTTATCCAACCTTTCTTGTGATCGTGTTGAGCTGGTTCTGCTGGATAAAACCGAGGGTGTTTAGTTTTTGCAGCCACTCATCAAACTCGCCTTGAAGTTTTTCACGAAATTGGGCAGACCCCTCTGGGTCTATCCGGCGTAATTTTTCAGGAAGTTCCGGAATCGTCAATGAAGGCACCGCTGGCGTCGCCAAGGTCTGAATATTAGCGACTTTCTGAGCGGGTGTCGGCGCGGCCATACCCGAGTTTTCGCACCGACGTATTAGTGAGTCAAGCTATTTCAGCACCGATAGCCGGAGCCGACGCGGGACATGTAGGCTTTACGCTTCGCTCCCTCCATGCTCATTCCTGAGGTGGTGGTGATCTGGGCGGCGGCCGATGGCGACTTGATTCCGGTGGCGGCTTTCTTAACCGAACCGTGTGCGTTTTTCATTTTTGATTTATATGACATAGTGAGGCCATCATCGTACCGGAAACGCGTGGTGTCAATCGCTTAAATCTGCCATGTGCCTTCGAGGTGACTAACCCAGTCCACGTAATTCTGCTCATCACGGTGCATGAACCGTCCCATGTCCTCAGCTAGTTTTATTTTCGTAGCCATCATGTGATTGGTCATGCACCGGGTTAATTTAATACACTCCTGCACTGAAAGCTTTTTTGATTCACGGTTCACTGGAGCGGGCTGTAAAACATAAGCTGTGATCTGGTTTTCGGAGACCGTCATTAATCCGGCCCAAGCTGGCAATAATGGCAGGATTTTGTCTGAAATTTCTGGTGTAACGAGATAGTAAAATTGCTTTGCCATGTGATCAATAAATAATTCCCGGTTCCTACGACTATATTTTTCAGCATCGCGTTTAAAATCCGCCACACTCCGCTTGATTTCAATTTCAACTAGATACCGGTCACGCGTGACGCCGATAACATCCGGGCTGCCGAGGTGATGACGCGGAGACCGCTGCTCCAGAACGTAATGGCATTTACGTTCCAGCCACAGCCAGCGCAGGGCAATTAGTTCAAGATTCATCAAAATGGAACTTTATCGTCATCATCAAATCGAGGCCCGTCTCCAGCCACGGGCTCGGATGGTGGAGTGTTTGGTGCAGGCGAGGCTGCTGGGCGCGCAGGAGTGGAAGTTGTACCAGCCTTGTTTCCAAGGAACTGGACCGACTCGGCTACAACACCCAGCTTCTGCCGCTTCTGGCCGGTCTGCTTGTCGTCCCACTGGTCGAGCTTCAACCGGCCCTCGATGAGGATGGAGCCACCCTTGCGTATGTACTGGCCGACGTTCTCGGCGGTGCGTCCGAAAATGTCAACATCGACGAAGGTGACTTCCTCCTTTTTCTCGCCGGACTCATTGGTCCAGACGCGGTTGACGGCAAGACCGATTTTAGCTATGGCCGTGCCTTTGGGTGTATAACGCAACTCAGGATCTCTCGTCAAGTTGCCCAGCAGGATTACGCGATTATAGGATAACATAAATTTTATTCGTCGTGAACAGTTGATGCTTGTGCGAACCGCGTGAATGTTTTGAAGAAAGTAAGTTCGATTTTTTTATTACGCGGGCCGTTCCGCTGTTTTTTTATCCAGAGTTCAATTAACTCTGAATCATGGTCCGGGTTTGATTCAACACCCTTGGGTCGCTTTAGCAACCAGTAACCGTCGGCGTCCTCGCCAAGCGCGCGAGCCCCTTTAAGCTTTCCGTCTCCACCTTTGGCGTCCTCGGTCAACTGAGACAGGAGAATTACTGGAATATTCAACTCCTTCGACATTTGCTTGAAGCACTTGCTTACCTCGTCGATCTCATTCGTCCGGTTCTCCGCGCCCGGACTTGAGAATAGCTGGGCAAAATCAGCAACGAGAAGTTTTATGCCGTGCTGTTGAACCATGCGGCGACCACGAGCCCGAACCTGTGACGTAGTCATGTCGCTGGTGTCGTCGATGTGAATTTTAGATTCGGCGAGTTTTGAGGCGGCTGACAACATGCGTGGAAAATCACCCTCACTCAACCTACCATCACGGACATCCCTTAAATTAATTCGTCCAGTAGAGCAGATGGAGCGGACCACTAAAGACCTGGCCGACATTTCCGCACTCAACACCCCCACCGGCTCACCAAGTTCCAAGGCGACGTGCTCCACAATGTTCATCGCCAGCGAAGTTTTCCCGACAGATGGAAATGCAGCGATCAGGATATAGTCAGCGCCGTGCAAGCCGTCTGTCTCACGGTCCAAGTCTGGGATGCCTGTAGACAGTCCCGAAATTGCGCCTTTGTTGTTAAACATCCTCTCAATATCAACCAGCGATTCATGGACGATTTCTTTGATGGTTTTCAGGCCGGAATCCCCATGAGGTTTTCGCAGGGACATTACTTCACGCTCTAATTCCTCGATAAGTTTTTCAACATCACCCTCAAAATCATAAATACGCCCGACCACGCCCGAACACAATTGAATCACCCTACGCAAAAAATATTTCTCACAAACGATGTCGAGATAGTATGAGAGGTTAGCCGCGCTCGGCACCGCGTCTTGTAACGCCGATAGGTAAGCGATGCCGCCGATCTGGTCCAACATCTTTTTATCCTTCAACCATTGTTGCACGGTCGTCAGGTCTACCGGCGTCCTGGCGTTGAACATGTCAAACAACGCCTGTTGAATCACCTGATGCCGTAAATCGTAATACGCCACTATCTCTTTCAATTTCTCGATGCACTCACCGATGCACTGATTTGGGTCCAGCAACTGGCAACCTAAAACACCCTGCTCCATCTCCAGATTATGCGGTGGCAGACGGTCAATATTCGCCGCATGGTCACCGCGCTGGCGGCGTGATCGGTTAAGGTTGATCAGATCCGATACGCTTTCCATTTAAAATCCCTGTTGCACCAGTTCCGGTTGTTTTCGATCCTCGAAGGAAACTGGTAAATCTTTTGAGGCATAATAGGAATTAAACTTCTCTTTTCCAAAAAGCGTTTCCGGTCGAAGGTATTCCTGCATTCTTGTATCCTTCCACATCTGACATTGCCGAGCGATCATCTGCCGGACGCCGGCAATATCCACACCATCCTCTTGAAGCCTGGCGTTGATCGGTGCCAGCGATGTCGCCGATTCCCTAAAATGCTTTCCAGACTTTTCATTTAAAAAGTGAAGAGCAACCCGGCTTTCAGGTGAATAAATTTCCCCTTTGGAATCCCCATTGTCCTGTCCTGTCCTGTCCTGTCCTGTCCTGGACCCTAAGCTATGGGTATGGATACCCTTTATTTGTTGAACTGTATTTTTTTTACCATTGGCTCCAGAGACTAGTTCAAGGCCGTGTTTTTGAAGGCTTGTAAATACTGGATTGTGACCACGACAGTCTATACTCAACTCTCCGTACTGGAACTCTACAAATTTAACGAGTAAAATCTTTCGATTATCCAATGTTTTAACCCTATCCCCAATTTCTGATAGGGTATCCATACCCATAGCTAACCCTATCTGAAAGGCGGCAAGTTCGTAATCTGGCTCAATTACACCTGCGGCATCGCAATTATCACAAAGCCATTGCCATAAGAGTTTTGCAGACGGTGAAAGTTTTCTAAACCACACATCTCCCCACTTATTTGTCTCAGTAAAGCGTTTCATCTTACCTCAGTGTGCTTCGATTTAATTAATTCTTGGATGGCTTCCACACCGAAAGCGATCGCCCAGTTCACAGCCCAATCTGAAAACTCCGAAAGCTCTGATGTGGTAAAGGCTGCGAGTTCTTTCTGAATTTTAAGCTCGATCATCTGACGAATTTCATGGCAGTCTTGGCAAAGTGTTTTCAAGGCGTCATCTGGATACTCCCAAGGCATCAGGCCGGATTCATAGTAACAGTGGTGGACGTTTAATGTTTTTTCATGGCTGTTGCACTCCAGGCAGGTAAAATTATCCCTCTCCATGATCTCAAGCCGGCGGCGCTGCCAGCGAGGATCTCGCAACAACTCTGCATAAGTGGGTTTATTTTTCATTTTTTAATCAACCATCCTTCCTCGTCAAAATGGGGCAATATAAAATTGAAAATAACCTCACAATCACAATAGCATCCTGAAGCCTTTATCGCGGCCACTTGCTTCACTTGTTCATTGGCTGAAAATCCCATCATGTTTAAAATCTCATGTGTATGCGGCAGCATCTTTCCATGAGTGCAAAATTTCATTGCATTCATTCTGTTAGAAAACTCCATCCATCTTGGATGTTCTGGATTTAGTAGCATAACCTAAAAACTAAAATCGCCGGCCCGAGCAACATGTAGAGACCAGGGAGATTCAGAGGCGCGGTGCGCTGCTGGAAACCTGATTGCACGAAGACACGGGTCGGCGATTGTAATTTTCCGGTTCATTATTTCAGTCTTTGGTTCGGGGTCTCACTCCCGGCCGCCAGCATTGGCGACAACTCATCCTGACAGCTTCCAAGTTTCTTGCAATAAAAATCTACTGTGAACAACTCACTACTTATCCACCAGATGTTCACCGTGCTGGTTCACGGTCTTAAAATAAAAGCAGCTATGTGGCGCCCGGTCCCATTGCCTTGTGACCCGTCTTCTGTTGCGCACCACCGAACATCCCCAAGGTTTCGGACATCTCTTGCCTTGGTTGCGGAAAGCATCATTAAAACCCATTTATCAACCGGGTACACAACTACAGAAAGTCGCCCCTTCTGTTGTTCTGCAATTGCCTTCCTAATCCATGCTGTCGGTCCTTTCTTCTTGCCAAGATGGATAATGGAACCGAATGGAGGATTTACCCAGTTGCTTTTACCCCATTCACAGGTCAGACCGTCAAAGTCTTCAGGTTTTGGATATGGACAAGGGTCAAAGTCAAAATGAAATTCAGCGTCTAATTGCTCATAAAGGCCGCGCGGCGTAAGCCAATAATGCTTTCCGTCTTCACCGTTTCCACGATGAAACTTATTATCTCCCGGCCTTAACTGGCTTTGGTGTATTTCAATTCGCATATTCATGCGTCTGTATGACAACGCTCTTGAATCGACATTATCTGGCCCTGGGTGGTAAACAAGCACCTCTCACAAATGAAAAGTTTTTCAGAAATCTTGTTTGGCAGCGGGGCGCCACATAGCTTGCAGCGGCTTGCATCTGGAACATGTTCCAGTAACAGCGCCCGGATGATGCACTCGGCGTTCTGCGGGCATTCCTTGGCCAGATCATGACGGCGTCTGACCACCTCGGCTATGAAAGTTTCTCGGCTCATGCCTCACGATCTGCATTCAGTGTCGCCAATGAAATAGCGGCAACTGCTTCCGCCAGATCAATTTCAATGACAAGATTTGCGCCGCCTTTAAAATTGCGAACATCAAGCTGCAATAATCCGTGGCCTTTTTCGTCTTGAAGAACACCAAAACCTGCGACCTTGTCGCCGATTACAGCGTCGTCTCCATGACTATTTACTGATCTTAGTGTAGCAATCACCTCTGGATTTTTAGGGTATTTTGTTGTCATAATAAAAAGGTCGACGCCGTCAGACTGATAGCCTGAGACTGGTACGGAGGTGTCTGAATTCTCCGGACAGGTCAAACATTCGGCGCCGGTGGTAAGTCATAAAAACGAAGGCTGTTTCTCCGCCTCGAACATGACGCACTCGTAGCGCTGCCTGCGACCCTCGGGCGGGATATGGGTGGTGCGGAGTTTAAGCACGGTTCCAATCTCAACCAGAAGCTCGCGGTGTGCTGTATTATCGCGCAGTATGGGCATCAGGAAGGTGTTGGAACATTCCAGAGCTGACAGGATGCGGAAGATTAGGGCGGTGGCGAACATTGTCAGACGACGCTGAAGCGGGTTTCGGAAATAGCCATGATTACCCAACCCTTAGCGAGCCCATAAGCCGGACCTTTCAGGATGTAGTTCACAGCAACCACGATTTCACGACCGGTGTATTCAAGTGGCGAACCCTTCTTCATCTCGGCACTCGTGTAAGTTGTTTCGCGCAGATGAAGCACGTCGCCGATTTTAAACTTGCGGTCATTGTACCTGATCTCGAAATTCTTCTGGCGGCTGAGAACAGGATTGAAAACGACGCGGTCGGTTTTGAGTTCGTGAATTTTCATAATGGTTAATTCGACAATCGCTCTACTTGGTCGAGATGCCACTTGGCCATTGACTCCCTCCATGCTGCGTTGTGCCCGTAAGAGCAGCCCTGCTCCCGTTTGTGCGCCGCCGAGGCGGCATGAGACTGTGCGCGCCGGCGGTGCCACCAGATAAAAACTTGATCCAATAATGAAATTGGTTTTACAGCAAGGTGCCTATCAATGATTTCAGCCACCCACTCGCCTTGTTGCTGATCACCGCGCCCCTGTGATATACCAGCATGCAGCGCCATGAATCTATCGCAGATTTCAAAAGCTGCCCTCATTACTTCCGGCGAGTGTTTCGGCATGGCGCGATAATGCGCCATTTCTGGCGCGTATGTCAAGCAATAAAAACCCGCCCATTTCTGGGCGGGTGTTCCGGCGGCTGGATTTGGTTGAAGACTAGCGGCGGCCGTTCTTAAAACCACTGGCCAGAGCCAAACGTAAACCAGTGGTTGCATCCAGTCATTATAACCACGTCCGGATGTGGTGCAGTTAGCCGCTAAATCAAGGCTGTTGGGTGGTGCCCGACGGGCAGGCGCAGGCCGGCTTGGCTGGCGTGGGTTCGGCACTGGCTGCTCCTGGCGCTGTTTCCTTGCCGGAAGCAAACTGTTCACAGCCGGCGGTGACATTGGCGTTGTTTACAAGCGGAGCCGCTTGCTGCTGGAGCAGGGCATTGTCGAGCGCGCCGTTGGGAGTGACTGGTTTAGTTGCGGGTACATATTCAGCCAGCGCTTGTTCGAGAATGGAGATTCCTTTCTTGAGCTGGTCGAGGTGGCCTTTGATGGCGGTGATGGTGGCTTGGTTCATAATTTAATGTTTGATTATTGGTTGCATAACGGGACGACTATATGCCAATAATGGCGCGGCTGTAAAGTAGAATCTGATCGGATTCTAATCGTACTCAGTAGATGTACCCGTGATCACGGAGATTCTGGAAGGTCGCGGCTGTTACCGGAGGCATTGGTTCTCCAGATTCATCGGTCCCGTACTGGTTCAACTCTTTCCAGATGTTATACCGGGCATCGCAGGCGGTATATTTCAGCCAGACGTACTGGACCTGCCAGTTTAAGGTGTTGTGGAAGCGATCTGGCCCGCCTGGTGAGACCCGCTGCCTGATTGAGGGCTGGCAGTCCAGCCAGCCGTGTCTGGGCGAGTCCTTGCGAAAGCACCAGATCGGTTCACCTGCTAAAGCCTGGGCCGCGGGCAGGTCGATGGGAACCGCCTGATCATGGAACAGAAGTGAACACGGCTCGACATGGCCGTCCTTATGGTGCAATGCCAGGCATATCCGGAACAAGCCATCAGGCAGAGGCTCTACCACGGCAATACCTCCCACGACATCGCTCATTGTGGCCTCCATTTCCACCGGTAGCGCGGCCGGCCATTTGCGCGCCAGCACAACACTCTCACCCGGCGCCTTCCTGACAAGGCTGCGCGCGCGGATTCAACACCTTTGCTCCAAGTCGGCATGGGATCATCGTAGGCTTGAGTCTGAAAACGTCAACAGAAAAGGCGCACCCACTCAAGGATGCGCCTTAAACTGGCAACGTGTTCTGGCCGGATGCTGTTAACTTTTCAAGTATGGTCCACAAAATGAAAAAGTCAACTCTCGCCAGTACCGATTTCAGTTGTACGGTGGAATCGGACAACTGGAAATGAGTTGGAAATGAACCACAAACCGCGCACCTGTTTCATGCGAAAATGCCAATGAATTGACATGACGTCGTGTAAAAATGAGGGTTTTACAGCGCGCCTATTTAAGGTCATTAGACGTTAAAAATATTCTCAAACTTCTCCGCGTTCATCACACAAATAAGTTCACCCTCGGGAACCTGAAACCATTCACCGCGGACCTCAAACTTGCGCCACAGGTTGTGTAGCCGGTTTTCATCGTGTTCCATGTGTTCAGTCGGCCATGAGGCCAGCAGGTGCAGTTCGTAGGGGCAGCCGGTTTGCAAGGAAGAAAGCCGGGTGGCCACGTCTTTGGCATACCCCACTTTTACAAAATCATGGCACTGGATCAGATAAATAAAGCCCGAATTTGGCTTCTTTTTATCCGGCTTGGACCGCACTTTTTTAATATAATCCAGAGTTCGCTGGAGCCGGTCGGTTGAATTATGAGTAACGGTTACCATACATTTGGACCCCGTTTACGTTTTGGCGTGGACAGGGATTTTTCCAAATCCCAACCCTGTTTGATCCGCTGGTAAACCAGCTTTGGATTCAGTCCGGCCGCGCGCGCCCTGGCTCCAATACTGTCCACATTCGATCCAACCGGGGTCGAAAGCGCCTTCTCCTCGCTCCAACCCAGGATATTGCGCCGGCTATAAGCAACTGAAGCCGGGATGCTGGCGGCAAGCGCCCGCTGCAAAAAACTGGACGGGTCCGGCTTTGGTCCTGGGCGGTACTGTCTACGGTTCAGCGCCTGCTCGGTTCGCGAGGCCCAGCGGCAGTTGTCCGGAGAATAGCCAAGGTCATTTTTATTTCGTTCCAGAGTCATACCATCAGGTCGCGGACCCATGTCGTCCATGAAATTATCAAACCCCGACGGACCTGACCAACGATCACAGACTTTGATCCCGCGGCTTCCATAATTTTTAAACGCCTTGGTTTTTGGATTTCGGCACCTGTCGTGCATGGATAGCCACACGAGATAGACCTTTGTGGCGCGGCCATTCTCACGACGTAAGTGCCTTGTTTTTGAAATTTCGGGTGAGCCGTTTTCCATATAATGACAGTTAGTATAAGTGTTTGGTTAATCTTTGTCAATTGGAAAGAGAGAAAGTAGGGGTCCGCTTCCAAATGCGGCGGGGGTGGGCACCCCAAAAAGAGGGTGTGGCATTTTGATTAATTGATTACATATACTATATCAATTAAATCTTTTAACCATTGTACAACTATTATTCACTAGATACAAATTACTATAATTAAACATCTTATCAATAATTAAGCGAATCATATCCCATCTCCATCCCCCGTAACCACAATTTCGACACCACAAGCGGCGCCGAATTGTGGTGTTTGGTTGGATCGTGGCACCGTCGGCCTGGAATACTGCCCCGAGGTCAGAACGTCAACCAAGGCCACCTGTTGGCCGGATCGGAATAGAAGGCAATGCAGGAACTGAACAGCTCGCCATGTTCCTGGGTAGTGTTTCTGACGGTCTAAGCTACCTATTTGAATACCAACACAATGTGACGTAACTCGATCACCTAAAACTGTGCGAATTTGGCGCAGTTGTTCCAAGCAAGCGGGACTTTTTGACCGCGTAATGACGGATGAAGGGGTCCGAAGCACGAGAGAAACTTGATTCCCGACCTCCATTTTGTCCAGCAAAATCTTTCAATTGACCCAATAATGTACACTTTTAACACAATACGCACTTAAGCTGCCCGGTTTGACTCTCCCCTTGCATTCCCTCTGCTTCTGCTTCTGTATATGTGACTTTGCCGTGGTGGGTCACATAATCACACTATTGACACGGTGTAGCACCGTGATAAAGTGGTATCTTATGGCATTTGTAAAACTTGATTGTCGCATACTCGATTCAACGCTATGGCCTGACAGGGATGCGCGCGAATTATTCATTACAGCCCTGTTAATGGCTCGGCCTTGTGTGCTTAACAAGGAAATGTACCAACTCAAAACCCGTGAACTCGTCACTACCGGTTTTGTCGTCCCACCTGGACGTTACGGCATGGTCGACGCCTCGAGTTCTGGGATCATCCGGCGCGCGGGCTTGGAGCTTGAACCTGGATTATCCGCGCTTGAACGGCTGGGCGATCCTGAACAATTAACCACGTCCGCAACCTTTGACGGGCGCCGACTAGTCCGAGTTGACGGCGGGTATGTCGTGCTCAATTTCGCCAAATACCGCGATAAAGACCATACCGCAGCCGAACGGTCAAAGCGATACCGAGAGCGCCGCGGCGTATCCGTGCCCCGTGGGCCGTCCCCAGGTGAACCATTAAACGGTGATAATGAATAAAAAATACGAAACGATTCAGGAACGCGTTGACCGCCAGTTACAATCGGATCCAATTACCCAGCGGGACGCGGCTGTTTACTTTGCCAAATGGGGTGAATATCCGCCCGGTTTCAGACGCCGGCGCCGGACGCATAATGAATGGAAGTCTGGTCACGATTTTAACCCGGGGGTTAAAGCGGCAACGCCCGCTATTGCGGTGGTTAAGCCCGACCGTCTAATGACAGCCATAAATGAATTTTACACCGGCACCGCGCTCTGGCATTACGAGCTGGGTGCGTGGTCCTGCACGCGCGCCGATGACTGCCTGGCCTTCCTGCTTAAAAAATCCGAGGCCGAATGCCACCTTGAGCTGGTCCGGCGGGGATTCGCATGGACTTGGTCCAAGCCCTGATCCACCCCTTCCATTCCATCCAGCCACCCAATCAAAATCGTTTATAGCCAGTTCTGGCGCGTTCTAAACTGTCCCGATTCTGGAAAAATGCCGTTTTTGCCAGTTTCACGGGTTTTCACATTACTAGACAAATATTTAGAATCTTACTTGACAAATATACTGTATCTGCTAAATTTAACTCGTTAGCAACAATCAACCGACCGGAGCAAGGTCGATAAAGTCTGCACAAGATGAATGAAAAATAAAATACTATCGGTTAGGATTGAACACCGTTCAGATGTCTATCCAGACACTTCTTATCTGGGTAAGTTTACTGATGAGCCAACGGTAAACGCAGTTGTTCGTTATGGTGAACATGCTGGCAAAACCGTCGGCAAGCTGGTTCCGGGTGACGAGCTGCCACGGCGTTCCCGCGAGTTCCGGTTTTTCCTTCCTGCCTTGGACGCGCACGAGACAGGCAATCCTAATTCACCAGTTCAAGACTGGCGCCGCATGGAAGCACTTCAGAATGGTGAATGGTGCTTTATCGGGATCATTGCCAAATGTGAATTTCAACTAGGCTCTGACGTGGTTCAAACATTCCATTCCTGCGGTTTGTGGGGGATTGAATCGGACAGCGATAAAAGCCATTTTGAACAGGTTGCCAAGGATGAGCTTTGCGAACTGCGCGCGCAGCTTGAAAAAATCGGATTTAAAAAACGGGCAATTGATTTTGCGTTTAAAAATATCGAAACAAAAACTTACTAACCCGTTAAACTTTCAACCTATAATATATATGAAACACTTGATATTGAATTGATATGAGTAAAACCAAAGTCATTTTCCGCATCTGGCCTAAAAAGCAGGGTGGGGAAGTAATCGCCCTGTTTCCCGGCATCGCCGGAACCGTTGGCCGTCCGGATACGTGCGAAGCGTACCAGCATCTTGGACAGCATGCTGCCGCAACTCTCAGTTTAACCCGGCATTGCAAACTGGCAACTCCAGCCCAATACAAGGAGCTGGCCGGTGAATTGCGCCGGATCGGGTACAGCCTGAAAATTTGCAAACGAGCAACGCGCGCGGATTACCTGAAAAGAGTTGAGCAGTTGAAACGCTGACATTTTCACACCCGCCCGCCGGACTCTGCGCGCGGCTGTGGCGATGAAGCCACTTTAAACCTGTCAGGGAAGCCCTGACGCAACACGAAAGACAAATGAAAAAAGAAATGGTCATCAGCGCTTTGCGCGCTTTTATAAACCAGCGTTCCGGCATTCAATTCGCCGATTACAAGTCGGGCAACTGGGTCGAGAGCCGCAGGGCTTTTATGGGCGACTGCCGGCCCATTTTAAAAGCCGGTCAGGATGCCCGTGTTCTGCTTGCCGCCGTATCAGGCCGCGATGGGATCACGGCGAAAGGTATTATTGAAGCCAGCCGGGCTTTTGCCGGACGCCTCCAGTTCAAAATCAATGGCGACTCCGTGATCATTGATTATTGCACTGGCCAGTATTTCCCGACTGAGTATCGCAACGCCGCATGTGCTGTGTTGGCCACTGCGTTATGGGATTATGCCTCCAGCCAGGGATACAAAACCGGCAACGACATCCGCAAATGGGCGCGCAACGAATTTGGACGCGGAATTGCCTCCCGCTGGTTCAACTAAAGGTCGTGTGTTACCAGTTTGTTGCTCCACCTTCCAAACCAATAACTAAAATCCAATGAAACTTAATCAATTTACTTCCGTCTGTAAAACTGCCTTGCTTAAGGCATTAAACACAAAAAACCAAGAAAGCCTCCCAACACAATTGCCAAGCTTTCCCGGATTGCGTCACATGAGCGCATACCCGGTGAAATTATGTCCCTCTGTCCGTCGGTTCTCGAAATTCCAGAATTTAGCCGGAGGCTTTCAACCATTGAATCAGTCTGCCGTTTTCTGTGTGAGGCAAGACGGAGGCTGCTTGTGAGCACTTCCCGCCGAAAAGGGGCGGTCTTGCGGGCGCGATGGCTTTTTACAAAGAGCAGGAAGCCTTGCAGGAAGATTATGACCGCTGGGAAAAACTGGTATGTCGCATATTCATCACGGCCCTGCTTGACCATGATCGCAAAACGATATTGGAGCTTGCGAATGCAGCCAGTTTTTTAAAAGGTAAAATCCACGACCAGCCGCAGCCAATTGACAAAACGCGCTACAAAATTTTTGAACTTATGACCGGCTCTTTTTTCGCGCCACGTCCCCTGACAATAATTCAATTAGCGGATTATGTTGATGGCAAACAAGAGCACACGCCCAACCGGATAAGAAATTTGGAGGCGATCTGCAAAGAATTGAATTACCCGATTAAAAACCGCAAGAAACTGTAATACAGTGATTTAACAATACGAACGGGTGGTAAATTGGTTGCCATCTGCGCAGCAGGGCCAAGACAACGCGAAGCTTTTGAGTCCATTGCAGACGCTTGGATCGACTTGCCTGCGGGAACGTTCAAGGAACAGGGAACATGGTAAATACTGCCATTGTTGTGATTTCCAAGTAAACTAAACAAAAAGATAGAAAACCTCTTGACTCTACGCGCCATTTCTGGCACTATCTGAACGCAATCAATTTTAACAACTAAATATGAACATTGAAGAATTAACCATCAAAGAAGCGCGGCAACTGGCCGCATTATTCAACGGACAGCCTCAAATGACCCAGCACCCATTCGAGGTTGGCAAGAATTATTTCATCCGTACCGTTACCCACCATCACACCGGCAGGCTGGTTGAGGTAACCAACCAGGAACTGGTGCTGACGGATGCTGCGTGGATCGCGGACGATGGCCGGTTGACGGATGCGCTGAAAACAGGGATTTTCAACGAGGTTGAAATGTTTCCAACCGGATCGCGCGTGATTGTTGGGCGGGGTTCAATTATTGACGCGTTGGTTATTTCCACGCTTCCAACTTCACAGAAATAACATGAATGCCGCAATTTTACGCGAAGGCTTTGACAGGTCAGGGTCATGGTCAAGGTCAAGGTCAGGGTCAAGGTCAAGGTCAAGGTCAAGGTCATGGTCAGGGTCATGGTCAGGGTCAGGGTCAGGGTCAGGGTCAAGGTCAGGGTCAGGGTCAGGGTCAGGGTCAGGGTCATGGTCAGGGTCATGGTCATGATTACAAAACAACATTTTGCGGCATGTCGCCGCATACGCCCGGCCTGCCGCAAACCATTCCGGTTTGTTACTACGAGTTAAACGACGGCAGACCGGGCGATAAAATTTAAACTCAGCATGAACTCAACAAATAAAGCTCCAGAGACGGGCAAGGCGACTCCAAGGCCATGGATCGCTAATGGAAACATGATTGAAGAGGCCGGTAAACCGATTTTTGATTCGGTAGTCGCTTCAACTGGATTTTCAAAAGCGGGCGGAAGGATGGATGCGCAGGCAAAAGCCAATGCCCAATTGATCGTAACCGCCGTCAACCAATTTGAAGCCCTGACGCGCATCGCAGAAATCGCTGCACAATTTGAACGCAATCGTGGCGGTTTGTGGGCCGACTTGAAGAATGCCCTCGCCGCCCTAGAATCCATCAAAGGAAAGGCGCAAGGATGAAATCCGCCAAGCAAATAATTTACGAACTTGTTGAGGCGTACGAGGAAATTGTTGGCCCAAAATCCTGCGATTGCCGTCCTGAGCCTGAAAACCAAGGCTATTGCTGCATTATTTGCGAAGCAAAAGCATTTCTTGGAACAGAAACAAAGCCGCTGAGTTGTCGCATTTGTGGCGAAAAGGCTGTTCCATTTTCAACGCATTGTGCGCGGCATCAATATTTGGTTTCGGTTTTAATGCTCCTTCTCATCTGCTGCGGCTGTCAAACTGAGAGCAAGCGAAACGAGACGCTTGAGGATGGCAGCTACATTTCATTCCGCATCCAAGAACATAAGCCGGATTGGGTGCGCCATCATTGCCCGCTGGACTTGTGCGCAGCCACAGTGCGCGTTCACGACGATGTTTGGTATCACGGATTCAAAATGTCGGCGGCCATTGAAAAGGAGTGCCAGTGACTGCCAAAGTTCAACGTTTCGATGTCCTGTGCATCCAGATGATGGGTGACAAAGTTACTGTCATTGAAGGCCCTATGAAAGAAAGTTTAGCCAAAGTGGTGGTTGACAGGATAGGCACGCGCCATAAAAAATTGGCATGCTTTCACGACTACTGCCCGGCTGGAAGCTATAAAACCGGCCAGAAATTTGAGGGGAACCGGCGATGAAACCTTTGCGTACACTTTATCAACCCACCCAGACAAAGCGGGTTCACGTCATAATTGAATTCGTGCTGATCCTGTGCATGGCCCTGCTTTTGCTCTGCTTAATGAGCCTATGAGACATAGCTCAACATATTGGTGGCTAGATACTGATTTTGTCCCGCCCGACCGAATGCCCGCTGACGACCCTAATCCAAGCCAACGTCAGCAACGGGCGGGACATTGGTTTGACCGAATCCGTAAACAAGTCCAGGAGACGCCGTCTTTTCTGGAACAGCAAAAGGAAAATCATGCCACGCGACGACCATGAACTGTATATCACCCTGACCGATGACGAGTTGGTTACGCTGCGTCTGCTGGCCGAACGCGATGCCCACCGGCCTGATAGCGTTAGCAGGTGCGCCCGTGATTTCAAACGCGAGACGAATCTGATTAAGCGCCTTCTTGACGCTACCAACACGCAATGACTCTGCCATTCAAATGCTACGTCGCCGAACAGGCTGAAAAGCATGGACTGACATGGTCCGGCATGTATTCGCGCATTAGGAGATCAGGCTGGCGTGGATTGAAGTTGAAGCGAAAGAACAAGCGTGTAATCACTGTCGAGCCATGATCAAGCCAAATTCAGAGGACCATGCCGCAGCTCTCCAGTTGCAGCGCCAGATTAAACACTGTCTGGACCATCAACGTCAGCTTACGCGGCAGATTGAACAACTGGCGCGGCTCCGGATTACTTCTGAGAAGAAGGAAAGCGAGCTGCGCAAAGAGTTGCGTGCCGTATTTACAATGCCGTTAAACTTCGGAAAATAATATATGCCACTCAATTTCACAACAATGGTCCGCAATACACCGCTCTGGATCGTTAAAGGTGAACGCCTTGCGCCAGTCACGTTCTGCTGTGTGGACACGGTGCCGGGGCATCAGGTGGCCAAGGTGTTGATGAAAAAGCGCACTAAACGAATTGTGGATGGCGCTGGGCTGGTGGATGCCGCCGGCAAGCTACTGCTACAGCGCCAATGGTTCAGTGCCAAGCATCTGGAATTACTGGCTGCGCTTAAAAACGAGCCGCAGCCAACCGTGAAGGAATTGGCCGCGCGTTTTAACAATCCAGCGGTTGCCATCGGCCGCATTCTTGGAAAGGCTCGTGCGCTGGGTCTGGTCGAGGACAAGAAAGAGGTGGTTTAAATGAGTAAGAAAATCATCAATGACGGAAAAACGATATACGTGTTTGACTCGTATCCAGACGGTTCAACGGCCCGCGAGGCTCGCGCGCATTGGGGGGCCATCCCAGGTATCCCGTTCGGGCCAATGGGGCATTCCTTCGCCATCCCGCTTGCGGCATGGTACGACCCAAAATTTTACCAAATCTTTAACCGCAAAGTCTTTGAGTTTTACGTCTCCGAGTTCAAGCAGTATGCGCTGGTAAACAAATCACTGACTTTTTTTGTAGCTCCTATCGGCGGTCGGTTTCCGATCAGTATTTTAACCACTTTAGTCATTCCCAGATTTACCGAGTCTCCGGTATGTGCCAACGTGGTTCTGCCCGAGGAATGGAAAGGACTTTTAAAATGTTAAGAGCAATAGCCATCATTGTCGTAACCCTTATCTGGGTTTTAATTTTCATCCTGTTCGTTCACTGGATGTGGAAGCACAATTTATGAAAATCACCTACACCCAACACGTTGAAAGTTGCCATGGTCTGGCGGCTGAATGGTTCCGCAATCATTCTGCGACCCAACTCCGCACATTTTACCTCGGAAAGCCAGGCACATTCGACGGAAATGCTCCAGAGAATAATGACATACTCTCAATCATCGACTGGAAGAATCCAGAGCATTGGGAATATGGCTGCCGCTATATCCTTAGCCGCAACGCCCTGATTATTCATGGTGACATCGGGGACGCTGTTTACAAGTTTGGAATGCCACTCTGCTTTGCTGATTTTGAGAAATTCAACTGGCATTATTTTTGGGAGAAGTGTGTCGCCTCGGAAACTGGCCGCCGTTACATCCAGAAGATCGCCGGCATTTCTTATCCTGTTCCAAATATACGGGCAATCGCTCATTTTGTCGGCCTCCAGATGGCCTTAAAACAGCTTAGCGCACAATCACCTGTATGAGTTGCCCATTATGCCACGATACCGGATTCGTGAACGTGCCTGAGATGTCATCCCCGGCCTGCACATATGACGAATCCTGCCCCCGAGGGTGCTTTGACACGATCCTGCGCGAGTACATGCGGCAGCGCATGACAGCCGGAGCCACGTCATGGGACATCTTGGGACTCAAGGCAGTTGGTGCATCCATAGTGGAACCTCACCAACGCGATGGCCGAACAGTTTTGACCGAAGGAGAACATTTATGAATAATCCCCCAGCATTTCCAGGAATCGAAGGCGTTTCGGGTTACGGAAACCAAGTCCCGCAACTCGGCCCCAATGGCGAACTTATTTGGGTAAGCTATAATTCCGGAATGGAACTTCGTGATTGGTTCGCGGGAATAGCCCTCCAAGGGGCGCTGGCTTCGTGTCCAGAAGGAATTCGCTATTCAAAAAACTCCAAACTGCCAATTAAAGACTGGGCTGAATGGTCCTACCAATGTGCCGACGCAATGCTTGAGTCGCGCGAAAATAAAAAACCATGAGCATCCTTTCCTATTCCAAAACCGTCCGCGCCATTGACAACGACAAAACCGCCGCCAATGCCAAGGCGTATCGCCGGTCAAAGCGGGTCAGACTCCATGAGGTTGCGAAGATCCTAATGTCTCCGCACGGCACCCAGATGACCAAATCCAATTTGAGCCACTACGAGTCAGGCAAGCAGCAATGGACGCCTGAATTCGCGGAGGCGTATGTCAACGCAGTTAACGAAACCGCGGCATCTTTCGCCGCAAAATAAAATAAATGAAGATTAAAAAATTGTTACTATCAAACATTGGCATAGTCGAACGTGAGGAAATTGCCATCAACAAGCGGCTCATCGTTTTTTACGGCGAAATTCGCGCCGGAAAATCGACCATTTTGAAGTCGGTGATCTGGGTGTGCGGCGGTGAATTTCCATCCGATATTCTGCGGCATGGGACCAAGGAGGGGTTTATCGAGCTTCAATTCGACAACGGACATATCCGTCGCGAGTTTTATCTGGCCAAAGACGGCAAAACGATCAAGGCGCGTTCCATTGAGTTCATCCGGGACAACCGCCCCGTGGACCGGCCTGTCGCCGAGATCGAGAAGCTTCTGAATCCATTTTCGCTCGACCAGGACTTCTTGGTTCGCAAGAACGAGATGGATCGAAATAAGTATTTTATCGAACTGTTTGGAGTCGATACCTCAGACCTTGATGCCGAGCTTGTTAAACTTGAAAGCGCGGCCTCTGCGGCCCGTTCCGAGCTAAAGGGCTTCGGTGATGTTGACCTGACCGAACATAAGCCGGTGGATGTTGAAGCCCTGCAAAGCCAACGCTCTCAAATAATCAATGCCGCCGCAGCACAGCGCGCGGAATTGGAGGCTCAACTGGCATCGATCTCAGAAGCTCACAACAGCCGGGTTCAGGCATTTCATTTGGAGAACGCGAAGGTATTAAACCTGCGCACGCTCCGGGCAACTCATCAGTCGGCGATTAATGCCGGTAATACGGAGATTCGAGAACTTCAGATACGCATCGGCAAGCTTCAAGACGCTGTTAAACAGAATGAGGCATGGCTGGACGCCAATCCCGACACTTCCGATCCTACGATGCCGATGGCGCCAGACACAATCGCGCTCAAGCAGCAGATTCTGGCCCTTCATTCACCGGATACTTTGTCGGTTGACAAAGTCCTGTCTGATGCCTCGGCGGCTAATGTCAGAGCTGAGCAGTACCAAAAAAATCTGGAACGTGAGAAGCAAAGGCTGGCCAAGGCGGCTGCGCTTGCAACAGCTGAAGCCGCCATTAAGGAGAAGCGCCAAGCCAAGCTGGACCGGCTCAAATCAATCAACGAGACGTGCAAAATAGAAGGCATGAAGTTCACTGACGGTGGTGAATTCTCATTCGAGGGAACTTCAGCCCAGATGTTGAGCACAAGCCAGTTGATGCGCCTGTCCAAAATGCTGTCTGATTTATATCCTGCTGGCCTCGGCATCCAGTTACTGGATCGCGGTGAATCGCTCGGCAAGAGTATTTTCAGCCTGATCGACCGGGCCAAGGCTGAAGACAAGACAATTCTCGCGAGCGTTGTTGGCGAGCGGCCCGCCGTTGTTCCTGAACAAGTAGGCGTGTTCGTGGTTTCCGAAGGCAAAATCCAACATGAGCAAGCCAATTAAATTCTTCTTCACCTGTCCCCGCTGTGAGCATGAGCAGGAGGTTGGTGTTATTCTTGGGAGTGATCCGATCATCGGAGGCCCACCAGAAGCCTGCGATCCCGGTTCTCCGGACGAAGTCGATAGCGGCGGAGCCTGTGAAAAGTGCGGCTATGAGTTTGAGGAGGACCAATTATTTGTGAAGGCTTCTAACATGGCCTTCGACCGCGCCCACGAATACCCTGAACCAGACGGAAGATAAAATTTATGAGTGATGAAAACTTACAAATAATGAAACCAGCCGAGGCTGGTGCAGTGGCCGCGACAAGACCGATGCCGACAGCCATTGAGCTTCTGTCCGGCGTACTTGAACGAAACGGCAACGTTCTGGACGAAAAGACTGTTGGCGTCGTAAAAGAACTTCGGCAGATGGTGCGCGAGGAACGCGATGAAACCGCCAAGCTCGCTTTTGGAAAGGCCTTGTTCCAGCTTCAAAAATCCATGCCTGAGATTTATTGTGACAAGGCGGCTAAAGACCGGAATCAAAATACCACTTTCGTCTATTGCTCGGAGGAGGAGATTCTGAAGATGTTGCGCCCGCACCTGCTAAAGCACGGGTTTGTAACGTTGACTGGCCAGACCCAGCAGGATGGATTTGTAACCGTAACCGTTACATTGATCCACGAGGGTGGTCATCAGGAGACGCGCCCGTACACTGTCCGGGCTGGTGTCGGGAACAGTGTCAAAGACAACACCATGGTTGATACTTCTGCCGCAACCTCGGCATTCCGGCACCTGTTGCAGAAAATGTTCTGGCTAAAATCACGAATCAGCACAGAACAGGATGCCAGGGACATGGGTGAATATATCACCAAGGAGCAGGCGGATAAGTTGGAGCACCGGATTCAGATGATAAACGGTGATGTGAAAAAGTTCCTGGGTCTGGCCGAGGCTGAATCATTCTCTAAAATTTATGCCATGAAATACAACCTCCTCGACCAGTTTCTAAGGATCAAAGAGCAGGCTAAAAAATGAGAATCTATAACCAATGGGAACAAGGCACGGCTCAATGGCTGGCTGTACGGGCCGGGATAATCACAGCCTCTGAGGCGTCTGTGTTGTTCACCCCTAAATGGCAAATCAGCGAATCCAAAGGCGCGGACAGCTATCTGGCGCAAAAGCTTTCCGAGAAGTGGCTGGGGGCATCACCCGCTAATTCGTTTATGAGCCGGCAAATGGAGGATGGACATTTAAGGGAGGATGAGGGCCGCAAGGCATATCAGTTCCAATACGATGTTGAAGTCTCTCGCGTGGCATTTATCGCGAGCAATGATCTCACTGTCGGCTGTTCACCAGATGGCCTGGTTGGTTCTGATATGGGTCTGGAGCTCAAATGTCCGTCAGCAGAGACGCATGTGAAATACCTGCTTGCAAATCGAGTGCCTGAGGAATATGTGACACAAGTTTATTTCAGCATGTTCGTGACCGGATTCCAGCGGTGGGTGTTTGTATCACACCGCCCGGCATTTCCATTGTTCGTCAAAGTCGTTGAGCGTGATGAAAAAATCATGGAAACTATCGAGGACGGGGTTCACGATTTCCTGCGCAAGCTGGAAACCGCCTATAAATGCCTCGTTCATCTTAACGGTGACCGTGAACCAGGTCTTAATTCTTTCCGCGAGGAATGCCTTAAACAAGAAGGCGATCCCGCGCCAGTTCAACAGACTCAAGCCCAACAACCAGAAACCTCTGACGTTCCAATCCCATGAGCATCCTCTCCGAAATCAACTGGCACGCCGAGGCTCTGAGCTTCTGTCGTGAAAACAACGTCTGCCCGACGGAAACCACGCTTGCGACTGTGAAACAGGCGATGCAATACGGTTCCATCATCGGTGCCACTCAAGCCGTTAAACAGACCACGGCACTGGTTGAGCGCGCAACCCAAGAACTGATCGAGTGCCGAAAGCAAAATCTTGCAGGAGGTTCAGTGGAGACCAAAATGATGGAAACTTTGAAACTTGAGTAATAACCACCCCGTTGAAAGGTTGAAAGATGAGAAATAAAAAGATTATCACGGCCGCTGAAAATATGGACTGGCAGCAGGTGGTGTTAAATGGTGGCCCACCATGTTTCCACCTTAGGATGATGGAAGTTTTTGTGGCAGGGCTTTATGCTGGGAGGGTCATATCCATGGCGGACATAAATTCATCTCGTTGGCCACACTTTAAAATCACGGCTGGTGAAAAGCCGTTCAGGATTTCCAAAGATTATGGCGTCCATTTTGCAACTGCTTGCAGAGTCGCCCGTCAACTCTTTGCGTGATATGGCAAACGCCAAACCATTTTATTATCCGTACCGAGTTGTTCGCCGCAGGAATGGATCTCTTGAATGGCGAGACGTCTGCACCAACTGCGGTCGAACGAAACTTAAAACCACAGGCAAATGCCCCAGTTGTGGAAAGCGAAAGAAATAACTATGCCCAACGAACCAAAGATAAAAACGGCGGAGGAAAGAGACAAACTTGGCGAAGTGGTTCGTGAAGTTTGGATTCAATGGGCACGAGAGCAACCGACAATAAAGGAATCTTGGGTTGTTCCATACTACCAACTTTCAGAGCCAAGCAAGGAGGTTGATCGTCGTATTGGAGAAACACTGTTCTCCGCCGGCGAAGCCCAAGGCATTTCCAAGGGACGGGAGGAAAAGGCCAGTGAACTTGCCACACTTCAGAAGCAACGCGATATGATGATTTCGATGCTACAAGGGCATGCATTTACGGATGACGAGTTGAAGCAGAGTGGGCTTGGTATTGGTGTTAATATTGAACTTCGCCACGACATTTTTAAACTCAAAGCAAAGGTTTCGGAACTTGAGAAGGATAAGGAGAATTTGAAGACTGCTCTAGACGAAGGAACACAATGAACACTCACGCATGGATCTGGCTGACGCTCTCCGTGCTCTTGGAAGGTGCGGCAGATTACCTGCTGAAACTTTCTGGCCTGAAGGATTCCCGCACCTATTTCTTCTGGGCGTTCGCCGCATACGTGGCCACCATGCTGACATGGATGGCGGCTGTCTATAGCGCCAACGCAATTGCGATCCCAGGAGCCATCTGGCTGCTTTGCGGACTCATCCTGACCACGTTTATCGGGATATGGTTTGGGGAGGCTTTGAGTACACGTGAATGGTGGGGGATTATTTTGGCGTTTGTCGCGGTTATTTTTCTCTGCGTCTAAATGAGCCTAATTGAGCAAATCGCCCGCAATAGCAAAAGCGAATCATTTAGGAGACGCAATCCACAGCTTTATGGAAAAACTTCAGATTCTGATCTTCGTGCCATGGAAACCGATCAGCCCAAACCAACTTCTCCACAAGCACTGGCGGGTCGTACACCAAAATACAAACGCCGCAAAACAGGCGTGGCAATTGTCGTCAGCCTCACAGTACACTGCCATCGTGAACTCGACAGCGACAATCTCCAGGGAGCCTGCAAGCCCTTACGGGACGCTATTGCCTCGACGCTCCGATTAGATGACGGCGATCCATGCCTGCGCTGGGAATATACACAGATTCAAACCAGAGGCAGTGAGGGCGTGGTGGTAAAAATCGAAAACCTTCAGCAGAATTCTTCCAAAGTCGCCTGATTCACGGCCACCAACTTCTCGACCGCAGCAGGTATCAGGTTCAGACATTCTTGAGCTGCGTCCAGAGCTATTCCATTCCCGAGATCAGGAGACAGCCGGTAGTAGTGGGGTCCAAGCAATTTTCGTGCGTTTGAGATTTGGGCATCTTCGCCGGCTGAAAATAGGAGTTTGATTGTTTCCAACCCGGCCCGGATCGGAGATGGATTGACCATGGCTCCTGAATTAACGCGCCAGGCCGTGTCTCCACTGCCCAGGGACAGCATTTTGACCCCGCCATTGAACAAATCATCGGTCACAATCGAATGAGAACCTAACGCCTCGACAATGGCCAGCATGTCCGGTGCGTTCATCCCAGAATTCCCGCCGTCCAACATTACAAAATCCTCGTACTGGAAGGCTGGGAAATAGGTCTGGGCGGCCGAGGATGCCCGGCAAATCTGCCAAAGCGGGATCGGTGAGTCGGCGCCGAACACGATTTGGTTGGCGTCTGACATCGATTTGGCACCTGAATCAAACAAGACCGTCCGGTCGGATGTAAAGTCGTAGGACGTGGCCAGCAATCGAATCTGGCAGTCGGACAGGTTTTTGAGTCCCAGGACACCGATCAGGCTGGCTTCGAGCTGAGAAGCTCCATATTTTGGACCATCTAGTGCCTTAATCTCGCCCAGAAACGACGATTTGAAGATTTCAGGCGCGTCTTTGACGAAAAACTCTACAATACGCGATGCCGGAACGCCTGTGGCCACGCACGCGGCGATGATTGAGCCAACCGATGTTCCTGCCACGAGGTTGAAAAGCTCGCTACAAGGGCGCCCAGCGCGTTTCTCGAGTTCGGCAAGGATCAGCGCCTGTCCATATCCAAGACATCCGCCACCTTGTAATGCACAGATTTTCATAATTTAAGGCTTAATATGCTGTTTTGAGAGGATGTTCATTAATATAAAATCTTGCATCGCATCACTTGTGACCACGAAATTACCGTTATTCGTCTTGGTGATCCATAGCGGCTGGGTCAGTGGCGGACTACAGCGGAAGCCATAATTTGCAACCAGATTGGTATACCGTTCAGCCCACAGCTCAGAAACGAGGTAATTTTGATTCGGAAGCACATCTAAGACACCCGAGGTAGGAGTCCCGTTATCTAGACTCGGCTGAGACGGGACCACCAGATTCGGGGTTACCTCGCAGCCGACGACGAAAAGACTAAGAAGCGCAGAGGCGACGAATTTCATCCTTACCCTCCTCTCCTTTTTCTAGCGCCGCTGTAATCTGATCCTTCAGATCCTGAAGCTGCTGGGCCAGTCTTGAATTGATCTCATCCTGAGTATTGAGTTGCGTATCCTTTTGGGTAACCAATTCGATGCCGTCAGTGACAACGTTTGAAACTGCGGTGACCGGGTCTCCAGCCATATTATTTGGCGGGGACTGCGGCCAATGCCGCCGTTGTAATATTCAGGTCGGCAGCAAGTACGGCCTTGCCGATGATAACCGCATTATTGGTCCCGTATTTCACCAGCAACTGCTGTTCGAGCGCGGAAGCGCCCTGAATAAGCGGCAGAATTGAGGCAGACAGAGCCGGGTCGCCGCCGACTAATCCATTGATCTGGGCGACAACGTTCGTATTGGAGCCGTTCAAAGCTCCATCCAAGGCAACTTGAATATCCTGAACAATCGGGCGGGCGGAAGGTTCTTTTTCAAGGGCGAAGATGAGTGCCGGAGTCCCGACGAGTGAGAGCGCTGCACAGTCAAGGCTGAGAGCTGATTGATCGACCACGGTTACAGTGTTGGTCGTAGCCGGGCCGCCATTGACTCCCGGCGTGACCATTTGCGAACTCTTGGTGACACATCCGGTGCCGAGACTTGCGGCGATGCTGATAACGAGGAAGAGGAAGGCTTTTGCGAATTTCATAATTGTTATTTAGACGTTCCATTATCTACATCGGCTGAAGGAATAGTCAAGCCAGATTTGGCACCATCTATGGGCGTTATCTTCACCCGGGAGCTGCTTTGCGTAACCGTCGAACCATCTGGGGCTTTTGATTCAAAGCTGGTATCTGTTGTCTCAGTGATTACCGCCGGCTGCACCTTCTGAAAATAGGCAAATATCTCAAATGCCATGTGGACGCCAAAAAAACCGATGGCCTGGCGCCAGTTGATTCCGATCTGTGAAGTGCCGGGAATACCTGTTACCGACAAGCCGTTCGAGAGCAGGAAGGCGAGCCCGGTTGTGCCAAAGCACTTCATCAGGTTGGCACGGAGTCCGTACCACCAGCTTCGCCAGTCGGTATATTTCTTCGTACTCATATCGCGTTCATTATATCCACAACTTCTGAAGTATTGAACGGCTTATGCAGAATTGCGCAGCCATATTTTTCAGCGGCCTTCAATTCCTCCAAATCAACCGAGCCGGTGTATACGCAGAATGGCTGCTTAGGAAACAGGAGCCGAAGTATCCGCATCACATCGGTTCCGTTGATTCCCGGAAGCTTTAAATCGACAAAGATCATGTCCGCTGGGCGCCACGACAAAACCCGGTCAAGCCCGGCGGTTGCCTCGCCTGCGCTATACACCTCGCACCCGATTGATTCCAAGACGGAAGAAAGAACCATTGTATCCGGCTCGTTGTCATCAATAATCAAAACCTTTTTAGGGATTTTTGGCGTGCCTCCGGAAGAAAGCATTGCGATCACTTGCTGGGTGATCGGTCCTGGGGATTTGGTAAAAGTGTTCATGGGTGAATATATTTTAAGGCGATGGCGGCCACAATCGCAGAAATAATGATCAATGCCAGTTTTGAGAGTTTATCAAAACGCTCGATCGCGCGGGCCTCCACCAGCCGGTTGGCGTTAACGTGAATCACAAGCTGGGTCATCAGGTGTTCGTTCTGAGCCTCCAATTCATTTGCCATCAAGGCCAGTGCCTTCTCCTGCGGCGTCTGAAGCTTGTTAATCTGCTCCTCGGTCAACATTCTCTGATGAGGGGGTTGCGAGGCGACCGGCGGAATAAACATCCGGACCAGTATTTTTTCCGGTATCTTGGTGACGTCGGTAATCATAAATTAACGTTTCACGATAGCACTCCCGGCAAAATACTCGCTTAATTTTTTATGGTAATGCCGCTTAATTATCATCGGCGGCGAGATACCGCCAGTTGAATTGGTGGATTGCGAGAGCGTTGTCAGCGGATGCGGATAGGTCAGGGGCGTATACTTCAGCACCCAGGCGCTGCCCGACCACCGGTAAAGCTGACCGCTGGTATTGGCCGGTAGACGGGTGTTCCATGAACTCTCATTGGTCACCCAAAACCCAACGCCAGTTTTACTTGGTGTAATCGCCAGCATCTGCGCCTTGGTGCCACGGCCAACTCCTGTAGACCCATCAAACGTAGAGCCCAGCGCGCCTCTGAAATAATCCCTGTCCGCTGCGATTAAAGTCTGCTCGGTGAAGGAAGACCCATACAGCGTTATCGCACCTGCTGCCGCCGGCTGCCATTGCAAAAACCAGTCCGTTCCTGAGGCTGAATTGTTCCATAGATAATAAGGATCTGAAGCAGCGACCTCCGGGTCCTCTCCAACGCCGATTTGGTCGCACACTGGATAATTGACGGGCGTCTGGAATATATTGGTGAAATTAGGCCATTGCGCCTCACAGCCATATTCCCGCAAATACATCCAGTCCTTGTTTCCATCCGCAGCAGCATTGGTATTGTCGAAACACATGCCCGTACCTCCACGGATTTCGATAGACGTGGCAAATGCTGCAACCGACCAGTAGTTGTCATAAATTTCAAGATGCCGAACGCCACGTGGTGGGGTATTGGACGCCTTGCCATGGCCATCCACCTTCATCTGTCCGTTGACAACGCAGCTCCGGATCACAAACCGGGCGTTGGAATTGGCATCGCAGACATAACCCTGCCCGCCAAACACGCAGCTTTCGATATAGACCGCATTTGTTGTTCCCAATGAATCTGGCGTCTGCCATGAATTGGATGGACCACGTCCAAAGATCAATTCCGCAGTGCCATTGCCAGACGAATAAATATTGCAGTTGTCGATCAACCCGTAAGCCCCGTCGTCGATATAAATGAAATAGGCGTTTGCCGCCCCACCATGATAAGCGATGTCCGTAATCCGCCAGCCAGCCACTGCATCAATGGCGAAAGCCGTCACCAGATTTACCGACGAACCTGTGATGGCAAAATCACGGACCGCCGACCCAGCACTTAAGGCCATCACTCCGCTTCCACTTGTCGGCCCATTGTCTGCCAGCACCACGGTCGTACTGTTGGTGCCAGCACCTTGCAAGGTGACATTGGCGGGAATGGCCAGTGATGAATTGCTTGCGCCCCATGTAAACGAACCTGCTGGGATATTTACAACGTTGCCACTGGACGCATTCGTTAGTGCGCTAGTCACATCGGCCTGCGAACCATCTGTAGTGTAGGCGGTGCCGCTCTTTGTCCAAGCCATTACCGACAGCGGAAGACAGAGCAAAAACAATGTGAATCGCAGTCTCATTTCAATACAAGATCGCGCTCACACCAGTTCCAGATAGACGCATATTAACGCGCATCGGCACCACAATATCCAGCGTCGCAATCGTTCCCAGTGTCACAATGTTGTTGCCGTTGGTATCCTGTAAAATCACGGAGGTTCCAGCCGTGACCGCCGCGAACGCATCCCGGCCCAGTGTATTGGTCAGGGATGAAACTGAGCTGAACGAAATCCGGTTTGTTGCTGTCGTGCTTAAACCCGCAAAAGAAGAATTAAGATTTGTCAGTCCAGACCCATCCGATGTCACGTATGACACATTGTTTGTGTCTTTCACCACATATCCAAAGTTGCTAAACGGCTGGGAATTCGTGGACGGCAATGACAACGAGGAAATTGAATAAAGCGTAGAATTGTATGGCTGCGTCACACTGTCCCCCAACCATTGAGCCAGCGACACCACGGCGTTATAACCAGCCACCGTGTTCGTTCCGCCGACATGCGTCGTGTCAATCGAAACCGATGCCAGATAAGGTATTGAGAGATATGGCCATTCATCATAGACGTGCCGGAACTGAAAATTTTGCCGCAATGTCTCAAAATACGTCCGCATCGACTGGTTTTGGATCGCCGTGTTTGGCCCGGTGGGGCCACGTTCAAATAAGTCGATTGCAATGTGGTTGGTAACAAATGGCAGAAAGAACGATTTGAATTCTCCAATGAGAGTTGTCAGGTTTGTATTACCAGCAGCATCGTTATCACCCGCGCAAGTCTTAATCACACACGACACGAAGGATGGCGCATTCGCCGCTGACGGGACGAACGGCAGCCCATAATTGACCGTGCTTTGACTTACAGAGGTCGGAATCGGATAGTCGTAAAGAATTTCACCGGGATAGGCGTCATTAATTACCAGCGTATCTGGATTTTGCTGCTCAAAAATAGGAACTAACTGGTTTGTAAATACCCATGTGCTGGCATTGGCCGGGTAATTATATCCCTCAATCGGAAACCATAGACGGCTGGCGCCAACGAAATTTACTAGCTTTTTCTGCGGCTGTAGCGCAACCATGGATTGAAAATCTGCCACTGGAATATTCGCGTTTTGCTCCACTGACTGCCCATGAACAATCACCGAGGCAATTTCACAATAACTGGTGTTAGTGTGGGACGAACCGCCCAGCGTGTTTAAATTGTGCCATGAATATCCGCCATCGCCCACGACCAGGGCGTTAAGGTTGGTTCCGGCCAGCACCATTTCAGTGATGTTTGTCGAACGCACAAACTTGTCGAAAATTCCCTTCTTGCCATTCCAATAGATGCTTATGACGCCGTTGGTGCTATAGGACACCGTGTAAACCGTAAACACAACCGGACAGCCGCGCGTGCCGGCGGTCCACTGGCCTGACTGGGCAAAGTACATGCTGTTTGAATTTGGATTCACCGGATTCTGGTCAAAGAAATTTGTTCCCTCAGACGAATCCACCTTCATGCCGGCATAATCGTTTGCCCCCTGAAGTAATACTGTTGACCAGCTATTCGTGTCCATCAACGCGGCAACCGCCCCAAGACCAATGAATGCACCATCATTCGCTGCCTTTAAATCAAATCTAAAACAAACAGAAAACGAGCAGTTCGACACTATATTCACAGGCAGTGGAATCCAGTCCAGATTGGTTCCATTGGCCCTCATTCCCCAATTACCAAATACTTCGTTGGTGGGCGTCCCGTAGTTTCCCACCAGCGCCACGTGATTCGACGCGCTGAAGCGCGGCATGAAAATCGGCCATTCAATCACACTGCTCCATGTACCGAGTTGTTGCTGGCAACCGACTGCCCGATAAACATCATCCTGCTCAAACTTCGTGAAGATTTTATTACCTGCAAGGAACGCATTTGCTTGTGGCGTATTCGTAGTAGCATTATTGAGGATGTTCTGCGTCGGCGTTGTATTACTGATCGTGAGCGAAATCTGACGCCCGCTCAATGTTGCACTGCCCGCATTTCCATTCAAAAATGTTGCGCTGACATTCGTTACGCCTAGGCTGATAAGCTGGCCAGTTGAATCATTGGTAGCGGCTGCGGAATTGCCGGTTGTATTCAAACTCAAAGTGCCGGTCAAGTTCGCCACGCCCAAGACCGGGCTGGTCGATGGCTGCACGGCGGAATGAAGCGTGTTGCTATCAGAGCCTGGCGAGATTGAGGTTGCTGCTGTAGCGTTGCCAGATAGCGATCCAACAAATCCACCCACTGAGGATACGGTTCCAGTGGTCGCCAAGTTCATGGACGCATCGACCGTATACTGCGCCGTACTCAACAAGTTGCTTTTGATTACTACACCAGTCGGTGTTACCACGGTCACAACATTCCCGTTTGTGACAATGGTTGGAAGGGCCGATCCTGAAATATTTGTCAATCCACCACCATCACCATAGAATTGTGCGTTACTATTCACTCCAGACAGCTTTGTCATATTTGTGTTGGCAAACACCGCGAGATTCGCCGTTGATCCAGTCTGAAGCCAGAACCGCGCCGCATCCTGAGTGAGGTTATTTGTAGGCTGAGCGAATAGTTCATGATAAATTGTTAGCCCTGCGGCTATAGAAATATCGTAGGTACTATTGTTCGTGATCGCATTTGCCCCGGAAACACCAGATAACTGGCTGCCGTCACCGATGAATCGTCCGCGATAAGTGTTCGTCTGGGCGCAGACTATGGTAGTAAAAAAGGCGAGGACAACCCCCGCCGTGAGGATGGTTTTATTCATAAAATTTATTGCCAGCTTTGAGTATTCTGGTTGAACATCCACTGGACCATGTTGATGTCGACGACGACGGATTGAAACTTGGGCGGGACATCATTCGGAGGGCCGGGGTAATTAATTGAGGACGGCGCCGACGGATAAATGAATGGAGGTCCATTTGGTGTCGGCGGCAAAGTGTCTGGATACCAGTTACCGGCTGCGTCTAGTGCCATATAGGCAACTTGTACCAGCAATGGCGCTGGTATTCAACTGGAACACTTGCCTATGCGTTCACTCCAATTCTGGCGCATGGCCTCTAGGCTGCTGGATGATCGGTAAATCTGCAACCGGATCGTCTTTTGGAAGCTCTTGGAGGTAGTCCATGGAGCGGGCCAGTTTCTCAAGCTGGCTAACGATCTTGTTCATCTCATGGGCGCATTCTTTCGCACATTTTAGAGCCTCAAGTCGTTGTTCTTTCGTATAATTCGCTTTTTTGTAAATAGCCCGGCTGTCTGCGGCAACGTCCATTAATTGTGCAATGGTCTGAAACCTCAGAATCATGATAATCCTCGGGACCGAGATTCCATCGCCCACCAAAGCCCCAAACACGTCAGCGGCGCGCGCGAGGTCAGGGTTCTTCGAGTTGCCGAAGTCTGAGGACAGCAGCGCCTGGACTGCGTCCACGTCCTTCAATTCGCAAATAGCCTTGTGCTGATCAGGCGTCAGTATGAGCTGGTCAGGGTCTATTTCGCGCTGTAATCGCTCCCCGAAGGTCAATTTCTCAGTCTGCCTCCAATTACGCCACTGACGGGCTTTAGGTAATGGCACGCCGTCAGACCGGCGTCTGGGCTCCCTGTACTGCGGTGGATTCGGATAGCCGGGGCGGGTTTCGACCTGCGGATCGCTCATGCCTGAATTTAGCCACTTGACCGGCTTGATGCAAGCTGCTACGTTTTTATCGTTCTGGCCGTGGAAGGCTGGGATGATAAAAGCGTCGTGAAGTTTTAGATGTTCGTTTTCCCTCAAGCCGCTCCTTGCGGAGAGATGGCTTGCCCGCTCGTGGTGGGTGACGCTTTAAAACGAATATCGTCCCTCCCCACCACCGAAAGGTGGTGGGGTGTTTCTTCAAACTGCTGGAAAAATTAAAAATATGTCCGCAAACATTATTCTGACGCATCATTTAAAAGATCCGTTTGCCCGCGTCAGCAAACAACTTCTTAATGATCCATCCATCTCATTTAAAGCCAAGGGCATTCTGGCTTATCTACTTGGAAAACCAGCTGATTGGAAATTACGTGTTAAAGATCTTGAAAATCACAGCAACGAGGGAAAAGCTTCGATTCGATCTGCTTTAAATGAATTGCGAGCCGCTGGATATGCGACTTTTGAGCGCGTTCGCGTTAAAGGTGTTTTCACTGACGGAACGTGGAAAATTAGCGATTTCCCCATATTTTCACCACGTTCCGATTTTCCACATGTGGATAAACCAGATGCGGAAAATCAGCACCTTAGCAAGAATGAGTGTACCAAGAATGATTTTACCAAGTCTAAAGAGACTAAAGCGTCACCGCCTTCGGATGGTGATGTGGTTCATCCTGCATTTTGGAAACCTAATCCTCGGAATAAAAATGAGCAGCTGCAAAGAATTAAAATGCCAGCCGATTTTCCGGGTCAGGTTGAATTTGAACGCTTCGCCGAAGACCAGTGCGAAGCTGTTTTAAATTACCGACCAGATCTTTACGCCAGCCTCTGCGATAATAAATGGCATCATTGGCGGCAGCGCGGAAACAGATGGGAGCCAATACGGGACTGGAAACAATATGTACTCGGGTTGGATGAAAGTATTTTGGAAGCGAAAAACAACTGTTGACATTCGCGCCAAATTTGGCATGATGAATCGTTCTTTGAATTCCGGTGCCGGCATCAATTTTATGTACGATCAACGCATTGCAGATTTAGAGCGGGAACTCACCCAAGCCCAATCCGATCTCATCGAGGTCAAGCGGTTGCACGATGAATTGCTTCAGGATAATGCGAGGCTCATCAGGCAGATCAACGAGTTGAAGAAGCAAAATGAGCCTAAAAACTGAATGCCTTAAAGCTGCGCGCGCGGACGCCATACCCGAAGGCGAATGCGGGTTGTGGAACGTTAAGAAGACGCACCTCCCAAAGAAAATACTCGCCCGAAACAATGACAGGATCGCAATGGTTCCTGCTGGCATATACACAGCACTGCTCCGACTCACGGACTCCACGCTCCATATCGGAGGCGAGCTGGTAATGAACGATATTCCAGACGAGTTGAATACCCACCTCATTTTCATGCTCCGAGCGCATGAAGAGGTATTAATCACTGGGCTCGGCCTCGGATGCGTGCTCCGTGGCTGTTTGGTAAATCCAGCGGTCAAAAAGATCGTTGTCTTGGAGCGGGAGCCGGATGTGATAAAGCTGGTGGCACCGTATCTGCCACGTGACCGGTTTGAGATAATTGAAACCGAGGCAGAGGGTTGGTGCGCGAATACAACCCGCACCTTCGACTGCGCTTGGCACGATCTGTGGACGGATGAAGAGGCAGGCGAGGAACATTTGATTATAAAACATGCGTCGCTGGTTTCTGCCATGTCAGCCAAAGTGAAATTTCAAGGTGCATGGGCGTGGCCCAGGTGTTATCGGCGACTCTGGGCGCAAGCCGCCCGCGTGATATGAATAACACACAACTACTGGCACTGGTTGATCCGCAAGGTAATGTTGTCCATACAAAAATTGGACTCGTTGCCACTGAAATCATTGAGGAATGGCTGGCAGAAGAATCCAGTATTAACTTTATCGGAAATCTTGGCAGAGCATCACGCGGCGAGAGCAGGCGTTGTTTGCCATCTTGGGAGGCTTATGAGGCCGAAGGGTACACAATCCAACCAGTTAAAATAACCATATGCCAACAACCGTAAATATTCCAAGCAGGGTAGAACGTCATTGCGAGCCATGTGAATTTCTTGCCAAGACAAACATTCTCTGTTCTCGTCTTGACGGAATTTCCTGCGATTTTTTGTGTAAAAACCCACTGGCATTTGATGACACGCCGTTATCCAATGAGCCAGAAGTCGCCGCTAAACAGGGTGAGATGAGGGCCAGAATGTCCCAGCATGGCAGATTCATTGGGCGAGACGATATTCAGCCGAAGTGGTGTCCGCTTCTAAGAGATAAAAATAAATGAACAACACCCGTCGCCTAGCAACTCTTGACGATCTCCTGAAAGGTGTTCCAACCTTCACCTGCAAGGAGGGTTGCAGCGACTGCTGTGGGATCGTCCCAATGACAAGGCTGGAGTGGAAGCGGATTCAGGAACGTACCGGAATCACTAAGCAATATGATGAAAACGGAAACTGCAACCTGTTGAAAGACGGCAAGTGTTCGGTTTATGACATCCGTCCCGCAATCTGCCGCATCTTTGGAGCGTCCACAGAACCCCGGCTCCAGTGTCCGCATGGATGCAAAAGCGAGCGTCTGCTGACCGCTAAGGAGACGGACGGATTAATCATGCAAGTGGACCGGCTAGGGCACGGCCTTATTCTTGATGACGCGCCATTCGACAAAGTGTCAAAGGCTTTCAAATGAGCGTGTACGTGGACGACATGCAGGCTGACTACAAGGGGATGAAAATGTGTCACATGATCGCCGACACAAACGCCGAGCTTATGGCGATGGTTGACAAAATCGGCGTCCAACGGAAATGGATTCAGAAGGCTGGAACTTACAAGGAGCATTTCGACATCTGCCTGTCGAAACGAAAACTGGCCGTGACTGCCGGAGCCTTGGAAATCACTCAGCAACAGCTTGGCCGGATGCTGATTGATCGTCAGAGAGATGGTCAGGCCACCCTACGCCTTCCAAACTCGTGTTTAACCGGAGCCAGCAATGAGTCGCGCGCAGTCTCGCTAACACCGGAAGGTAGCAGCCACACCCCAGAGTCTGGCCGTCGTAGTCAATAAACCCGCAGGTCTTGTGTTTAGCATCGTACACAGGGCATTCCCGACACACTGACAGCCGGGCCTCATAAATGTCGTCTGATACTTCTGCCTCTGGTTTAGACCAGAACGCAAGCCATACCGCCCAGCCAGCTCTCAGGAAGGTTAGTAGAGGCATGGTTGTAGAACCATTGAACACTGCCCTAAAGATTGCCACAGCCCACTCCCAACGCTGTCCAGCGGTCAATTTCATGCGTCTATAGCTTTTGTCTCCAGCCGGGTGAAAACAACGCCACCCGAGACAGGTGGTTGACCTTTGGAATCTGTAACCGAAATCTCACCATACAAGAACCGACCCCTCTGATAAGGCTTCCAGCGATGACCGATCGCGGGCTTCAGATTTTTGGCCGCATATTGCTCGGGAGGCATTGTCATCAGACATTTGACCGGATTCGCCCGCCAGCTCCGCCAGACGACTCCACAATTGCCGAGATCGGAGTTCGGATTCATCTGGGTAAAAGACATGCCGGTCCTCAACTGGAACAAGCTTCCACCATCAGCCCCTGGCGCATAGGCATCCAGCAGGACATCGTTGATGATCTTGTCGGCCGTGAACTCGTCAAATGGGAAGACAAAGCGGAACAATGGCGTGTAGCCGGCGGAATTGTATCCACCACCAGTGAACTCAAAGAACTCGCGCGCGTAACCGGTTCCGAACTGCTTGATGCAAAAATCTGCGGTCGAGGCTCCAAAGAACATGGCCAGCCCGGCGCAGGCACCAGCCTGAGATATATTCGACTGGAAATTAGCGAAACAACTCATCCCATAATCCCGGTAGTCACAGGTCTGCCATTCGGTATTGATTACCAGCGTATATCGGTTCAAACCGCTGTTCAATGCCTTGGACTGAACCACGCACGAAGGCGCTCCAACAAAGGTGACATCTGGAACCGGCCACGAAAAATGAATCTCCTTCCGATCCGGCCAGTATTCCATGACCGGGCTATTGCACGAGGTCTGGTCGATTGAGACTCCGTTAATGCCTTCATTGAAGACAATATTCGAGCAGGAATATATCCATGCCGTACGCTCGGGAACGGCCATGTACAGGTTGAACCTATAGACAGCATCAGTCCCAGCGTAAAAAATGTCCTGACCGGTGGAAACCAGAGTGTTCGGATACCACAGGCACCTGCTCTTGTTCTTTGGCTCAGAGTAAATTCGTTGGCAGTTCAGGGTCGCCGAGAGTGTGGACGGGATGGCATTTGGATCACCTGACACAGTAAACGAGCAGCGCCAGATTGAACGATCAGTGAACACGTAGAGATAGCCCAAATGCTCGATGGCACCAAGGATGCGGTCTCCGTAATCCAGATCCTGATAATCGGCGATTGAGGTGGCACCGGTTGCTGGATTCGTGGTCCCCGTTCCCCAGTACGTACCATCATTCAGGTCAGACCAGCGGATACGGCTTGGAACACGGACACCGCCTTCCTCCAGATTCATCAACATAATGACCCCAGAGTATTTTACGATCACCAGCGGGTTCGTAACCGCAGTAGCCTGATTATTTGAACTGTTTTCCCCAGCAGTCTGTAAATTTGTAACCTCCTGCATCGTTCCTGATCCAATGGTGTGGTACTGGACCTTGTCGAATCCGTTGGTCAGGTAGATATTGTTCTGGAGCTGGGCCGCTTTCCAGCGCGTACTCACTTTTGAGGCGACGCCATCTACTCCAAAACCGCTGCCTATAACAGACCATGTCCCGGCAGCCTCATCCAGAAGCAGAAACCGGCTTTTTGTACCCATGTAGAACCAGCGCGAGCCGGCATTATCGGTCGCCGGAAACAGAAGCGTTGGAACCTCCAAGTCTTTTTGAGTGGGATTTCCGTCCTGCATATGATAATCCCAGTTGCTATATGGGCATGGTGTGCCATTGGTCTGGATCAGTGTGTATTGGCTATATGGCCGAATGAATCCGGTTGCCGTCTTCAGTTTGCCATCGGCAGTTGTTTCCAGATTCTGGCGCCAGAAGTGGGAATTCGTAGCCTGTTGGTCGGCTGTCGATCTGGCATCAAATAGTCCGGGTGGGCTCAATATCGATGTGACTGGTTTGAAGGCGTCCACAGGTCACGTAATTGTCAGCGTCCATGAATTGATTTTAAGCGGGGCGAACCCATGGGCCACCGGACAAAAGCACCACAAGCTCCAGCTTCCATTTGGAGAATCACCAGTCATCTGATTCAGGGTTGTCTTGGCTCCGCCGCAGGCCGCGTACAAAGCCGCCAGACAGCCGACATTATTATTCTGGTTCAAGATCGCGGGATTGTAGTCGCTCACCTTGTAATTACCAGATGGTCCGGCACTGTTTTGCGGGAGTTGAGAGCCAGCCGAATCCTCGAACACCCAGTTTACCGGAGACGGCTGCGCGGTCCCGCTACATGCCCCCGCGACAAGGATTAAAAGTTTTCCAGTCGGGGAGACCAGAACCAGCACAAAATCGCCACCGTTACCGAAAGTCACACCGGTTAAAGTCACAACCAGTAACGATGAATTTCCAACGAATCCGCTGACATATTCAACCGATGGATAAATATTTGCCAGCGTCCAGTTCACCAGATCAGTGACCACAATCTGCTGGCCGCTGTCGCTTAACGTACAGTTTAATGCTGCTGTAGCTGCGGCCTGTGCAGCAGCCAACGCTCCGGCATCTGCATCAGCCTGCGAGACTAAGCTGGTATAGACACCGGTGGCCGTCTGCGGTTGTCCGTATTCGCCACACGGACAATTGGCCGTGTAGCTCTTGGTCGAAACCCATGCGTTAATACATTGCGCGGCCAAAGCCGCATTAAGCTGCTGCTGGGCGGCGGCCAAAGCCTTTGAATCCGCATCTTGCTGGCTGATATAACTGGTTGCCGTAGCCGACTTGCAGATTTGTGGATTTGAACTTGAGGCGCTGAAATTAACCATGGCCAGGGCGACTTCGTCAGTGTTTGGATCGCCCGAGCCAGCGACCAGCCGGTAATGGGTGTGAACCGGACCAGCGGCCAGTGGTATAATAAATACCCCGATTACACCGGGAACTGGAGGATTCCCAACGCCAGGAAAATACGGGATGGAGAAAAACTGGGAGGCTGAAACCGTACCTGATGCCATCGAGGTCCATGTGATTCCATCATTTGAATAGTCGATCTCGTAGGTAAACGAGGTTGTTGGAAGCCCCGCATTATTCATCAATACTCCAAAAACGGCGGCATTTGGCGAACCGCCTCCGATAACATTTGTCACTCCGACAGATGCCGGAAAAGCGAATGGCGAACCACCTCCGAATGTAAGGTCCAGAAAATTAAAACTTGTGAAATTAATCCCGGAGTTCGGACAGGTTCCACAAGCCTGCTGATGCGAATTAAACTGGCCACCTCCCCCGCCCCCGCCAGTTGCCTCTATATTTGCGAGCGGATTCGGATCGGGATATTGCGATCCAACCGCAATCTTAGGCTCACACACAGGCTCGTAACAGCCATACAATCCAAATCCTATAGCGCCTTGCGCAACCGTTGTCGTATTTGAGACCGGGGGCGTGATTCCAGAATTTAGGATCGCCGCGAATTGGGCATGATCCAGAAGGTCGATATAGTTGATGTTCTCAGGCGTAATCGTGGCCAGCAGGTACATGGTGGATGAGGCACTAACATCATTCCTCCATATCCGAATTGCAAGAATCCTGTCCGGTGGATAAACTAGAGGATTAGGAGCCAGATTTGAGAGCAGGGTTGCCTGATTCGGGAATGAAACTGGGGCCAATGACGCCGTGGATGCGACTGGGGACAGGTTGGTCTCACCCTGCTGAGTCTTATAGGAGATAGCGTATTTATACGTCTCCCCGGTCAACTGTGAGCCTCCGAAATAGTTCAAAAACATCAGCGATGGGATCAATGGATCGGCTAATGCTGGCAATGCCGCACTCGGCCCGCAGGCGGGTGGTGAGTATTCAATATTTTCCTCATCAAAATCGTCCTCGAACAAAGTGACCAACGATGTCGTATCGGAAAACACGATGTTATCGATCAGGTTTCCGGCAAAACTGCCTGTGAAACCGGCTGTAATCAATTGCTGGAAATAGATGCGAACCGTGGCCGCATAATTGGCCGTGAACGAGAACGACTGGGTTTGGAAAGGTGAATTCCAGTTTGGTGAAACAGTGTGGTCTAGCAGTATCTGATTTGAATTAACGTCTTGGATATAGACGCGAACGGCTTGGCCGGCTGATGGAGTATATGTCTCATTATTTCCAGCCAAATCAAACTGGATGTCGTAGGTGTCTCCAGGATTCAGCGTGAATTGCTCGATGGACTGCAAAGTGGCTTGGTGGTTGTTTTCAGCCAGTTCCACATACAGACCGTTTCCGGGCAATAGGTCCAGAAATCCATTGCCAAGCAGATTCACCTGACCGGAAATAACCGACCAGTTCAGGAACGAGCTGTAATCCAGCTCACCTGAAGCCGCATAAAAATCTCCGGCAGGATAGCAGGCGCCTGCGCATAACGCCGATTTAAGATAGCTCAATCCGCCAAGGGTATCGGCAGCATTATTGGCTATCGCATTCAGGAAGAAGCCGCCAGTAGCCGCACGTTCAAGCAGGTCGAATCCGGTTCCATTCGCCCGGCTGCCAATGCACATGATTATTCCGCCAGCCGATGTGAAAGTAGACGCCGCATTCAAAACATCCTGCTCTGTCGGCGTATCCGTCTGCTGGCCGTCGGAAATAATCAACATCACCAACTCGGATGCCGTAGTAGCTTGTAATGCCGTGGTCGCAGCTTTAATAGCCGAAGATAAATCCGTATCTCCCTGGGACTGGGTGATGGAATTGATTTGGGTTGCGAGCAAAGTCGTGTCGCTAATGAATCCGGTAGACACCTGATTCGGCGAATCATTAAAATTGAATATCGAAACACTGTCTTTAGGCTGACCATTGACTTGGAGAATTGCCCCTGAATAAGCAAGTGCCACCGCTTTCGCGAAATCGAGCTTCGTCTTGTACGGGCCACCGAAAAGCTGGGACATGGAAATCGAGTTGTCGATTACGATTGCGGTGGCGACTACAGTGTCCTTACATCCGATTGATGAATCAACGACGGTAACAACAGCAGTTGCGGACATGCCCTGATAGGTCACGGTGACAACAACCTCGCCTGGAGCTATTCCTGTCCCGTTTCCAGATGAGGCTCCAATCACGAAAATTGTGGTATCCGATGAACCAAATAGGAGATTTGATGAGAGCTGCGATTCGACCCCGTTCTGATACAAAAACGTATTGAACTGAACCGAGCCTAAAACGGTGATTATAGAAGAAGCTGGTTTCAGGATCAGATACGCAGTGGACCCGCAAATATTTGGATTGGCTGCGGCAAATGTTGCATCCGAACACCTTGGATCAGTCGGGACCGAGCCCGAACCAGAGCCACCGGAACCGATTCCGGGAATACAGGGCACACTGTTGACGGTATCAAAGTTCATGGATGGAATCGGCCAAAGCATTGTAGCTCATACAGGCGCTGGTAATAAGACTGCAATGCTGGGAATCTTGCTTTTGCGCTGTTGATTGCTTGCTGGTTCAGAGCTGCCTGAACAGCCGATTGCGTGGCTGGGGTACACTGGCCAAAGAATGTATTAGCTGGAACAAAAATACCCCCATTAATTGTCGTCGAGATTCCGCAGGTGGTCGTGATATTGAAGCTGTATTGCACGGTCTGGGCCGTGTTTCCGATTGTTATGGCTCCGCCACCGCTCGAACAAGCGGCTGTGGCCTGAGCCTGAGCGGCGGCCAATGCCTGCTGGTCGGCATCCGCCTGAGACGAGGTTGAGGTGAACTGGCCGGCGGCTATTGTCACTGTCTGGGTCGAGTTGTTGGCGCAGGTCACGGTTGCAGTTTGAGGCGCGTTGTAATATGTGCAGACAAGCTGTGACATGGCCTGAGTAGTTGCCGCATTCAAAGCCGCTGCATCAGCCAGTGCCTGTGAAATCACGGACTTGTACTGTCCGGCTGGAACCGTAATCGTAATCGGAGTGCCCTGCGCGGCCGGGGTCGTTCCAGAAGCCGCTGGACATTGCGCGGTAAAAGATTGCTGACTGTTTAGATAACCGGCGCCCGGTGTACAGACCAGCGCTGCGGTAGCTGCGGTGGTGGCAGCAGCTAGGGCTTGGGCGTCCGCGTCAGCCTGAGACAGTGTAGATGAGAATCTTCCGGCTGCGGTGGAAATAGTAACCGAGCTTCCGGTCTGACCCGATGGACACTGGGCGGTATAAGACTGGACCGTGTTGTAATATGTTCCGGTGCTATTCGTTTCACCCGTGGTTATCCCGATTCCCCCAGCAGCGTCTCCGTCATTCGATCCAACTTCAACCGCGCGCCGGACCCTGATCTTGTCCCGGCAGGCAACCACCAACTCCCTCTGGACTCCCGGAATAACCGTTCCATCCTCAGACCTGCCTCCGTAATACTTGGTCTTGAAATCCTTCAACCGCTTGTCATTGTCCTCATAATGCATGTAATGCTGGATGCCTACAAGCAGGCGCACGGCCTCGATAAACTTGGGGTCGTCTGTCACCAAATCCGTTTGCGCCCAGTTCGTTTTCACCCCGTTCCACTCAATGATTACACTCTCAGTTGATTCAATCCATGGCGCGATATAAATCCGCCCATGTTTAATCGCATAGACACCACCTCTACTGCGACCACCTGCGTCAGTCGAGGTCTGGGGGTAATGGAATCCGGGAGGCAGAGGCGGCAGCCCCTCAAGTCCCAAATCTGTTGGCGGCGAATAAACCCGCTTCACCCGCCAGTTCCCAAAGATTTGGGCGACGAAAGCGTTGGCCACATTCCACAAACTGCTTTGTTTGCAGTTGTTGCAGGCCCGCACATATCTTTCGATGTGTGCATACTCAACCTGCTCATAATAAACCTTGGAACACCAGTCATCGTCAGAGGTCCCACTTGCCCCGGAGACAATGCTTATCTCGACCGAAATATTCCCATCCGATTGCGGGATATTGAACGGGGTGATGGCGTACGTGACATTGGTGCCACCTTTAATATCTATTGTGAGTGAACCGGACGTGGCTGAATCGCTGACATGAATCAGAGCCGCCGGCTGGACTGTTTGAATATTCCCGCTCGTATCCGTGTAAGTAATCTGTGTCTGCCAGTATTGCGGGCTGTTCGCCGGATACAATGCCATCAGTGAATTCACCTGCTTGACTGTCAACGTGTAGATGCCATCGGCTGTGATTGCAACGAGCGTACCAGTGGTCGGCTGGGTAACCAACTTCCCACTCACCAGCGAGATCAGTGGTGCCTGAACCGCGGTGTCAATAATCTGGGTTCCTGCTGCTTGCGCGCCTGATGCCTGTTGCTTGCCGATCGTGCAGACGCGCAGAACCTGCCCCATCGGCTGCGGTAAAACAGTCAAGCCGCAATTGAAATAGGTGGAGCATTGAGGAAAGAAGTCGGTATTTCCGTAACGATAGCATGGAACTGCGTTCTGAATATCGGTCATCGCCTGAACAAAAAATTTACCATGCTGGGACACTAAATTTTCAGGCTGGCCGTCCGCAAACAGGTCTTCAATAACCGATGCCATTAATTGACTGAAGTTCATTTTGCTGGAGTAAACCAAGTTGTTGGATTCCACCACTGGGGCGGTATTGGTCCGCTTACGCCTCCAGCAACAGATTGTACCGGCTTACCATAGGGCGCCACGTAGACCGTCGCGTTCCAGCTATTAGGCGCAAAAGCACACCCTGTTAAACAGGTGGCGATTATTAAACAGGGAACAAGCTTCTTCATTGATTAGCCGGAGGCGGCTGGTTCAGCGGGCGCGACCTGATACCGGTCTGGCGGAACTGCGCGATTGAACTCGGAGGCGCCGGTTCATCCATGATCCTGATCCCCTGCTTAGCGACCGCCGCAGGAGCGGCAGCCGGTGCCACCCGCTCGTTGAACGACGTTGGCGACGGGCTTAACCGGATTTTGTTTAGGAACGACGCTGGCTGCGATGGCGCTGAGGCTGCGTTTTTTTTTAAGCTTTCGTAAATCTCGGCTGAAATCCTGACGACTCCGCCCATGCGTTTGTCGGCGTAGTCGTTCAAAGATTTGAGGACGGCCTGGTCCTCAGGCTTGGATTCGTCCAGGGCGCGGACGCCGGTGTCCCCGGGCAGATTCTCGAATCCGATTGGATTCTTGCCGTCAACGTAAACTAGGTTGCGCACGTTCTCTTTCTTGAAATACAGCATATATGTGAAAAGACCTGCCCGACTTTAATGTCGAGCAGGTCGGATTTACCAGCACAATGTTACCAATTCCACCCGAAATCAGACCGTATACGGTTGGACGATGCCGCCCTCATACGGGAGCAGGCTGGTGCCGTCGTAATTCGGGATCGCCGCATTCGGGTCATATCCGGGGATGGCCCCGCTAAAGTTGTCGATCACCAAGGAGGCCAGCGGACACTCGACGACGGCCGTAAACGTCAACCCGTTCAGAACCGTGTCCCGAGTCTCCGTCTCCTCGACGCAGGCGAAGGAACTGTCAACGGCAACCAAAGCCTTTAAATCGCCGGTGTGATTGTTCACCTTGTTCGACTCAATGACCTTCATGTAGATTCCGGTCAGGTCGAGCATCATCAAAGTCCTGCCGCCAGAGGCCATGTTCGCAGCCGTGAACTCGGACAATTTGTCATCAAAAGCCCAGTCGGTGATCACGTTCAGAGTCACCCCGTTATTGCGTTCGCGGAGTTTGTAGCTCACGAACTGGATGCCGTATTCCTTGTTCTCGCCGGAGACGCGCTGATCGTCGATGTTCACATTGTAACGATCCTTGCCCTGGAAGATGTTGCCGTAGTAGCCGATGAATCCTTTGTCGATCAATTCGGCGGTGATTCCGTCAGTGAACAGGTCAAACCGAAGTTGCGCACTGGAGCCGATGCCGGCGCGGACACGGCGCATGTTGTAGATGGCATTAAACAGGCCGTACATGTTCAAAGCCGCACCCTGAGCATCATACCAGCGGTTGCATTCGCGGAGCTGGGTCAGCCAGCCGACACAATTGGCCTTGAACCCGTAGCACTTGGCACCTTCGACTCCCAAACCCGTGTTTGAGATGAAGTTGGTGACCTGCGGCAACGCCGTATATTCGGTCAGGTTCTGGTTGGAGCTGATCGGCTGCTGATACCAGAGGGTATCAAACAAACGCCGCTCGAAAGCCTCACCTTTTTGGCGCATACGCTCGACTTCCGAGATATAGATGCGGTCCCGGTACAGTGGATTGTTGTCGAGGACAAGCCCAAGCCATTTGTTGTACAGCGAGGACGAACACGAGGTCCAGCGGGTGTGCTGAATCCAGAAAGGAGCCAGGTTATCATTGCGGTAGGCCGGTTCGTCTTCACAGTAGGACTCAGTCTTGCCGACGTTGACAACACCACGGTGGATGATGCCGACCGCGTTTAAAGCGGTCATGTCCGTGGAAATCTGGGCCGGACTCGATGAAGTCGACCAGAAGCTGCCGGTCATTACCGGGGTCAGGTTGATCGAGACGTAAGTGCCATCAGAACTTAAAGTCGGAGGCACATTCACATTCACCGTGTACTGGGAATTAATTTTAGACCCACCCGCGGACTGGGTGGACAAGAACATCATGCAACCGGGAGGGAAGGACCTGACATCTGCGGGAATACCGGAACCCGAGTAGACGTGGCCGGTCAGGTTGCCGCTGCCGTCGACGGAAAAATTCGACATCCGCCAGTAGATGTTGTTGATTGGCTTCTTCTGCTCGGCCATGATGAAGGGTGCCACGATCGAAATACCTTCGTCATTCTTGTCGAAGCGGAGTTCGCCCTTGCGCGTGACTTGGGCATTGGCGATGAAGAAATCGCGCATTGAATGCTGGACTGCTCCGCAGGCTTTAATCTCAAAATGGCTCTTGAACAGATGTTCAAGCAACCGGTAGTCGCCATTCTTGGTGTAAATGGTTTCGAGATCGGTCGCGGTTTCCGGCTGAACGTTCTGGCACAGTGTAACTGTTCCGCATTCGCCGATATTGGTTCGGATGGATGGCGCACACTTCTGAAACAGCGTACTCGCATCATTAATGGCAACGCCCATAGGATTCTTTCATATTTGCTCCGGGATTCATTCCCAGCGCGTCTATGAAAGCATCCTTCACCCGAGCCACCGCTTTTTCAACGCAGAAAGTTGAGTTTCTGGGGCTTCGCCAGTTGGTGCCACTCTTGGCGCGACTGCTCCAACCGGCGACCGCTCGCGCGCGGGTGCGGCTGGAGCGGGCTTCTGTGCTGGTGCTGGAGCACCGTTTGCAGCCTTCAGCCCCCTGCGCTCCGCGCGCTTGGTGAACTCGGCTTCGGCATCATCCAGCAATACTTTTGCATTATCCGCCATCTCGGTTGCGTACAGTGCCGATAAATCAGTGTCCGTCAGATGCCAGTGGTTCTCACGCTCCGCTTCAGACATCTTGGACCATTCCTCGGAAGTCGCAAACAGTTTGCCGTCGCCATTAAGCTGCTGGTCGGCCGGCAACTTCTTCGTCTCCGCCTCCTGTTTCTGGATAAACTGGAACATTTCGACGTGCAGCGGATTTCTGGCGCTGAAATCAATCAACCGGTTGGCCACACCCATTAACTCGGCGGCCATTGTCTCCACCCGCTGGGCCATGGATAAAACGGCTTTGTGTGTATTTCCCTCAGCCAGCAGTTTATCCCTGACCTCAGGGACAATGATTCCACCCTCATTCAACAGACCCTTGAATTCTTCCGGAAGCTGGTCGACAAACACCTTGGCTGAAGTCCGCTGGTGGGTAATGATCTGAGGCATCAATTCCCGGACTTTGCCGGCGCGCGCCTGTTCCGCCTCCTGGCTCTTGAACCTGTCCTCGAAAGGCTTGGTTTTCTGCTCGGCCCGGATGTCTGCCAATGCCTCGGCGTAATCATCGGGATCATACGGAACATCGTGCTTGGTAAGGAAGTCAGCATGGTCGCCGTCTTCGATATTGAATTTCTTACCCTTGTTCGCCGGGTCATCTTCCCACTTCCTCTGGTAATCCACAAGCGCCAGAGTAGCTGCCTTGAATTTGTCGGCGATTCCTTTGGATTCAGGATTTAAAGTTTCCATCCGCTTCAAAACATCCAGCTTCTTCTGTTGTTTGGCTGTGAGCGCGGGTTCGGTGGTGGCAGCAGTCTCAACCTTTTTAGTCCCGGCATCGACTACGGCCTTGGCGATTTCAGCCACTTCCTTGGGCGAAATAAACTGGCCAGTCGGCGCGCGCGGTGCAATAACTGGTTTGGCCGGTATTTTTTTGGCCTTGGGAGCTGGTTTTGGCTTGGCCGCGGCTTCGGCGGCAGCCCGCTCAGCCTCCAATTCTTCGGCTGTTTTGGTTTCCTCCAATTTCGGAGGCTTGGTGTCTGCCGGGACTCCCCAGCGCTCGCGTAACGATTTTCCGGCGATTACCTCACCCTCGGCCTCCGCTGCCTTGTCACCGCTGCCGGCGACTATTACGGGTACTGTTTTTGCTATTATGCTCATAAATTCAATTGGGAGTCGCCTTGACCGTGGTAAACTCCTTCTGCGTGGCCATTTCACGCATAACCTTCAGGACATAACGCTCCTTTTCCGCGTTCTGGATATGTCCGGAGGCTACACCAGTAACCGATTCCCCGCCTTTGACCAAAGCTTTTACAGCCTCGCATTCGGAGGCAAATGCCCTGGATTCGACGACGCGGATGAAAATATTAAACGCCGGATCACTCAGCCAGCGGGTTAAGTTCACTGTCTCGCCCTGGGTTAATGGTGTCTTTATCAGGTTCATATCGGTTTCTGGTCACACGGCCAGTCCCTGCGCTCCACGACCTCGCCATGGTGCCGCAATGTGTACTTGCCGATAACATATTTAATATGCTCTGTTTGTGCGTTGGCGTCAAATCTGGCACGAACTGAGGCGGCAATGGATACAGCAGGGCGGCGGTTCCAATGACCTGCGAGAACATAACGAATTAATTCGTCTGAGAAGATCATTTAGCAGGGGGATTTTCTAAGTGCATTACGGAACAGCTTAAATCTGCTCCAGAGGCATTATAACTGTCACAATCGGTGAAAACGGTGGTGTACCCAAATTTATCCATTGTCTCAAGCAGCCATTCAGCGGCCTTTCGATAATCCGGCTGCTCGGGATTAAAGGCACCGCTCACATAAATCCGCTTCTCTGGAATTAGCACACCATTAGTGCAGCCAGTGGTTTCGATTCCTTCCGGCGTAAATGTGACGTTGCCTAGTTTCTGCAATGTCTTGATTGAGTCAGGCGAAAGTCCCTTGCGGGTGACCATAAAATTCTCCTGATCAACTACAAGTAGGCAACAATCCAAATGAAAACTCTTAGGATTTACCTCTTGAACCGGAATTACGGTTACGCCAAGCTGCTTCATTATCCAGTCGCATGATTCTTTTTTTGAGAACAAACCCCAGCCGCCGAAGTAATAACCCTGCTTCCACTTTTTCAGGTCGGCCTCACCCTCTTGGGCCATTGGCGGCTGAACGCACTTGTAACCCAATTGCTGGAAAAACTTTTGAGCCGGAGGAATTTCAACAGCGCGTCCGGGAGCAGAAAAATTAGCGAGAACTATAACACCATTTATTTCTGTACCAACGTTAGCAGTAAAAAGCTGATCTTGGGCACCTTTTTGCGGAGGTATTTCCAACACCTCAACCCCAAGCGACTCAAAAAGATGGACAGAGCGGTCAAACTGGTTCAAAGCCCTTGGCACATCCGGTTTCTCCGGCTCCTTCTCCATAAAAACATTGTTCGGTATAGCCGTGGACAAATAAACAGGGCGGCACATAACGAACTTGGAGTGATCGTCTACGCCGGGCTGTAAATGGTCGAAAATATCCACGTCAGTCCTCGTCTTCTGGGTTTAATTTATCGGCAATCTGTTTGGCCTGTTCCTGAGCCTGATCCTCGGTTACGAATTCTCTCGCCATTCCAAGTCGCGCGTAATAGTTCCCGGAGCCTCGAAAACAACGCATGGTCTGTTCACCCTCGACCCGGGTAGCCAGTATCTGCACCGACTCGAAGTGTTCGGCAATTTCATGCAGGCATCGGTTAACGACATCTGCTCCACTCTGCTCTTTTTTCGGATCGCTCATAATTTATAACCAGCCTGCGAAGCCAGTTCACGGGCTCGATTCTTGCGGCCACAGGCACGCTTTAAAAACTGTTTGGCAATCTCACGATGTTCAGGATTTGCGGCGACAAGTGAATTAGGAACCGCCGTCTGTGCGGCTGGTGAATTGGGAGGGGGTAATGCCGGAGCAGGTGCCCCACCAGATGGGGGCGCAATATCCGCCGCTGGCGGAGGCGCACCCGCTACCGGCAAATTAGGAGGCTGGGCCACGCCATTGGAAGCTGGCTGGCCAGAAATTATTTGCGTGATCTGGGATAGTCTTTGCTGTAACTGTGCGATTTCTTGCGCGATCTGCTGGTTATTTTGCGCCGTCGACTTCTGGATTCCGGCGACTTCAGCCGCAACCGGCTGGACCACTTCTTTTTCGACAGCGCCTAAAATCGTTTTCTGAATCTGATCTACGAGCTGCTTGACCTCATTAGCCATCATTCCAGGAGCATTCAGTTGCACCTTGAAATCATCATCGACGCCACACAGTTTGGCCGCGCGTTCAATCAGGTCCAAAATCGACTGCGGCGAAACAATCGAGGAAAGCATTGGGCTGTTCGCAATCGACTGGATCGTCTGCATCATCAAAGTCCCGATCTGGGTGTCATTTTCACGATCAGCATCAGAACGACGGGCAACCACGGTTACCAGCTTCAGATGTGCCCGATTCAGGTTGCCTTTAATGGTCGCCTTTTTCTGGCCGAAAATAGGGGAGGAAACAAATTCAAACCCAAGCTCCTTCAAATTTACTTCAAGGTTGTGGAAATCGTCTAGAGGAATATCGACCATGATCTCGTCGCCATCCTTGTATGCCATGATAGCCTCTGCAAGATGCCGCTTCCAAGCCTCCACGCCATCGTCAACAAAGGAGGCGGTGTAAGCGAGCCGGTTGGTCGAGCTGCCGGCCGTAATCTCAACCTCTTTCTTGCTCTGCTGATGGGAAGCGGCTGAGCCGACCTCTTGAGCTGACATTCCGAGTATCCGCTCCAGCATGGAAATGGCTGAATTAACACCAAGCAAGCTCGCATTTGCGTCCGCATACTGGAAATTAACCTGCTCAAAGGCGTCTCCAATTTTACCCTCACCCGCGCGCGCCTGCTGCAACGAACTCCAGCCGACAAAATTGAGTCCGTTATACTGCTGGCCGGTTCGACGTTTCAGCGTATCAATCTGGGCCGGATCGATTGTGTCCGTGTCATAAAACGTGATATTCGCCAGATTCCTTTTGATCGTGCGAATGAACTGGCTGAAAATATTTCCAGTCAAATCCTGAAATGGCATCACCTCAAGGGCCAGACTCGCGTTTCGGCCACGACCACTATCCGCATCATAGCTGATTTGCTCCAGCGGATGATACGGGAAGACCTCGGCGTACATGATTGTATCGTCTCCGCCGATGGTAAATCGCATCCAGACCTTGTGCTGATACGAGCCCAGCCCCCAGTCGGATGGAATAAGCTCTTGGAAGTGATAGGTAAGAAAAAATGCGGAATCAAAATCGGTTCGCGTATACCGAAAAGCCATGTTCTCACGATCCGAGCGCCGACCCTCGCGCGGAGTCGGAAATTCCATTGTACATGGATAAACCTCCTTGAAATAATTATACCACTGGGCATTCGGATCAAGCCAGTTATAGCCGTGAGGGACAACGCTGCGATTCCACAGACTTTTATCCATGGCCACATCGCCCCACTTCAGGATTGTCCAGTACCCGGCAAAACTGCATCCGGTTCCCGTATTCAGTGTATGCAGCGGGAATCCAAGATCCCAGTAGGTGCGTGTGATATGTGGAACTTGATAACGCACCCCCTCTTTCACAATATATTCAACCCCGTCATCACCCTCCTGTTCCTCGACTGTCCATGGTTCGACCGGGAATTTTATGGCCACAGAGTACATCAAGGCGTTAAAAATAAAATCGCGCAAGGTCGAGTTGTAGCCGAATTCAATGGAAACGGTTTCCACTACCTCAGTCAGGATATGGCAAAGCAGCCGGTTCTGCTCGTTGAATGCACGCGGAGGATACTCGAACAATGGCGTCAGATTCCGGTCATTGAAAAGTTTCGCTAGGCGGATGGTGACGTAGGCTCGGACCAGTGGTATAAAAATCTCGTTAAAAGTCTGTTCGTTCAGCTCGTAAATACTGCCTCCACCCTCCTTATCCCGTTTAGTGAACAAGGTGTCCTCGGCCAGACCGTAGCCCTTTAATGCTGCCAGTGTTTCCTCGCCCGTCTTGCAATTCTCCATTATATTCCGGAGAATCGTGGGCGTCGTCTGTGCAAATGGAGTGTCCCAAGCCATATCCACCGCAGCCCAGGTCCGGTACTCGGTAAGGTTTCGGAGCCGTCCGTCTTTAATCCGGTCTGCAATCAGTTGGCGCAACCGGGCTACATTCGGGTCCGGAACCTTGGCTGTAAAAAATCTTTTGAGCGACTTCGGGTCCAGTCCGTACTTTTTAATGACCTTGGGAGAGATCATTTCTTTTTACCGCGTTTTGACATGATAAGCGCGACCACAGCCGGATTTTTTGAGGGTATGGTTGTGCCTCCCGTGTCGCCAACGGAACCGGGCCGGTTCTGCTCGGGCGTGATGTCATCGGTTGGGCCGGCACCCATACTCTGATCCTTCGTCTCACCCTCGGTGTCAACTGAAACGAGTTCGAATTGGCCGGGTCCGGTCTGGCTGATCGTGATCTGGTAATTCTCGCCATCCATCCAGTTTTGGATTTGCTGCTGCAATTCCGGAGGCACATTGATTGTCATCGACTCAGTTGATTCGGCATTGGTGTCTTCGGTGGGTATGGTTGCCGGTCGATTTCCGTTCATAGGTCAAAATTCTGGGTTTGTGCCATATTCGGCGTGTTCAGATTGATTTGTAGTCTCCCCATGCCATGATTGCAATAGTTTTATGCCACAAACTGTTGAGCTGACCCCGCCAGAAATTACCGTTCCTGCCAAACTTCCACCATGGAAAGCCATGGACCCGAAGCATCCGGAGCTAGGTGGTCAGGCTCCAAAGCAGATGGAACTCATGCGGCTGTGCCGGTATAAAACAGGGCATAGAAAGGCTATCGGCGTATTTGGAACAAGACTTAGCGGCAAAACCACGGCGGCGCTCGGGTGTATCGCCGATCACATGTGGAGGACCAAAAACGCGGCGGTCCTGATTCTGGTTGGGACAATGGGCGGCGGCTCAACCTCTGGAGTCTGGAATCTTTTGACCGAGACCGTACTTCCGTCTTGGTTCGAGCATGACATATGTAATGATGAAAAAAACCAGCCGATGCGAATGAAATGGGCGCCGAAAGGAGAGCCGCGCGCCACCATAGCCAAGAAATTAGTCTGCGCGACCACCAACATGCACGGAGGCATTTCAAAGCTGGAACTTGATTCATTAAATCATGAGGAGGATGTTGAGTTAAATTACAAATCCCGTTACTACACCATGGTCTACTGGTCTGAAGCCGGTGAATTTACTCAGGACAGTTCATTTACAACCTTGTTTCTTGATCTCCGGGGTGCCGGATACGCGCCAGATGATTTCGTGATGCTGGTTGATGCCAACCCTCCTGATTCTGGTGAAGACCACTTTCTTTTCAAACGATTCTTTGTCGATCGAGTGGCCTCGGATTTGGATATAGAACAACAGGCCATCGCCAACTGCCTGCATGTCACGAACTGGACGATGGAGGATAACCCGTTTCTCACCGAGGATGAGAAGAATGCAACCAAGGGATTGTACCGCTCCGATCCTGACCGTTATGACCGATATATTAGAGGCATGTGGAAGCGGGCATTGAAAGACGCCTTGTTCGCCGACTGTTTTATTAAAGCGATTCACGTCTACGGCGACCCGCGAGATGAAACTCCGATGTTGCTGCTTCCATCTGAAAACTGCTACGAGTTAATCACATCCCATGATGCCGGCGGAATGAACCCGGTTTCTTATATCGTTGAAGAGATTGTTTTCAATCAGACGTATGAGGATCGAAGTGGGAAACAGAGGACGCGTCAGGTGAGCTTTTTCCAATACCTTGACGAACTGGCTTATATCGGGAAACGGATTTCGGTGGCCGACTTTACCCGTCTTAAAATGGAGAAATTGGATTTCTGGGAAAAGGAGATTGGGGCTCCGGTTACATGGTGGCACTACTCCGATATGTCGGCATTGGATTTCACAGAGTCAATTGCTGATCGAACCGTCGCCGATGAAATGTTCGCCGAGTCAGAGGGTCGGATTAAATTGATAGGAGTCGAGAAAGGAGCTGGCTCAGTTGGTTTGCGCATCCGGTTATGGCGAAAACTTTTGACCGAGAACCGGGTTGTTATTTCAGGACTGAAATGCCCGATGCTAGTTGAAATGAGTCAAAGCATCCGGCGCGGCCCGGCTGATGGGACTGTGGCTAAAGGCGACCGGTTCAAACACCCTTTTGATGCTGGTACATATTGCTTGGTTAAAAGGTGCTACGCCGAGATTCAGGCGATGATTAGGCAGAACCGGATTAATTCACGACCCAAAACAGAAGGTGATAGTTCAGGGCTGGTCCAGATCAGACTTTAAAGCCTGGTCACAGGCGATAATGAATTCAGCGGCTAATTCCGGAACAATTGCATTCCCGAATCCGCGCAACAGTCCTACACGGCCCTTGACACCTTGCGCGAGCGGCCAGACAGTGCCATCGCCTTGCAGCCAGCCGTCATCCACTCCCGGATCGGAAACCCCATCAGCCAGCAACTGAACGCCGGATTGAGCTGGAATGCGCCTGCTTTTCCCGTCTCTGGTTTGGATGATTCTGGAATTACTCCATGCACCTGATCCTCTATTCTCGCCATCCCATCTGATGCCCGCGCTGGATTTCCTATTCCGCTGTTCGATGTCACACGCGGCGTCCCCCAAGGACACAACTGCACCTGCCTCGGCAACTGATCCAGCCGTGTCCGCTCCGAACCGTCTGGGTTCACTCCCGTCTCCGACATTCCCGGCGTGTCCTTCCAATCCCGGCTCGTTGCCGTCGCCCTGGGCGACGGCAACGGCTGCCTCGGGCCTTCTATTGACTGAATCACCTGTGTCGAAAGGCTCTCTTGGGTTCCTTTCATCCCATTGCTCCGGTTCTGATAACCCTGCCTCGCCTCGCTCGCGTTTGGCGTGTTCCACGGACTCAGCTTCGCCGCACTGTTCAATGTGTCCGCTTTTCCGCTGTGCGCTCCCGTCTGCTCGCTGTCCTCGGCTCTCGGGGTTGGCCATGATACTAAGGCTACTTGCTGACTCAATGGTACTCCCGTGTCCAATGGCCTCGCTGGCAGGCTCCCGCGCGTTCCGTCCTGCGCCGTCGGATTCGCCCACGGTGTCAATGCCGCCACATTTTCCAGATTCACAGTCGCCTTGGTTCCGTCTGGTCGGATTCCTGTCGAACTCGTTCCCTCCGGCCATGTCTGGCCGCCGCTCGGAGTCGTTGGTGATGGCCGCGCCGTCATCTGGGCTACTGCGCCCAGCCCGTGGCCGCTTGCTGAGTCTGGCTGCGCATTCGGACTCCACTCCCGCCCATCCTTGGCCTTCGGAGAAGGCCAAGGCGACCCAGTACAACCTCTGCCGCTTCTGGGGTGAGCCAGCGCTAGCAGCGCACAGATTGGATGACCCAAAATGGTAACCGATTCCCTCCATACAAGCCTGTACTCCGGCGAGCCATATCTCGCCATCCGCGCCACCAACTTGCTCGCCATAGACGATTGGAAAGCGGCACTCTCGGGCGAGGCGGAAAAACTCCGGCCAGAGGTGGCGCCCGTCTGCAAGCCATTCATGCCCGCATCCGACGCAAGCAAAGATTCCAGTCTTGAGCGGATGAGGGATCGGTTTTCCTCCGCAGTTAGGACAGAACTTTTTCTTACCGGCGCAGGAGAATGGCGGGCACGGGCAACTACAGGAGGCGACAAGTTTGTCTGCTGGCCAGCCTGCGAGCTTGAAGGCATAACTCCAGCCGGCAATGCCTGCGAAGAAATGATGCTGGGTGTAGCCTCTAAGCTCGTCTGGTTTGACATCACAGATAGATCGCTCGTCCACATCTCCATCTGGCACATGTCCAGCTTTGATGAGTTCCCTGATCCACGCCGCCGCTTTGGTGTCGAATTCATTGTAGTATGAGCCTTTCATTGAATTCCGAAGGATGCCAAATCTGGCGCGTTAAGTCAAACCTTAACGGCGTGGTAGACTCCTGGACCATGATCTATCTCAACATTTGCCGCGTGGATATATTTCCAACAATCCGTTCTGATCTGCTCAGGTTCATAGCCTGCCATTGCCGCCAGTGTGCCAATACGGCACTCATTCTGAAGCTGTTTGAAGTCAGGAACGGTTTTCCACAACTGCACCATATTGAATAAAGCCTCGTGCGAAAGCATCACTCCAGACATTGGAACTATCCCGCGCAGGAATGGATATAGCAATGGACTCCGGTTTCGCCCGAACCAGTCCCAGTCGCGCTCGCGCTGCTCGAAGCCGGTTTTATCCAAAGGCGCAATGTTGTCAGACCATGGCCGGATAATCATTGAGCCGACGACTTTCTTGTTGTAGGAGTCGCCGTAGAAATCTTTTAAAGACTGGGAACAGAACGTATCAAATTCGATGATGAAAAATCGCTCATGCTTCGGGTTCTCGCGCAGGAACCATTCATAGACCAAAATGTCCCCATTCTCCCATTGCCACTCTGAGGACTCGTTGCAGTTCTCAAATTTTAACGGAATCACCTCGGCATCCCGATTCAACGCTTTCAGCAGGACGCAATGCTTCTTCGTTACAGCCTCGGTTAACGGCAGATGGTGCAGGTAGAGAATGGCATCCATCAGAGATCCTTCAATGATCCCGTTTTCAGCAGGTGCCAGAACATTTGAATTGTTGGGCCGCGCTCTCCGGCAAAGTGGGCGATAGCTGGGCACGATCCATTTTTAAGAACCAGCGGGGTCTCATTATCGGAATTGCACCATACAAAGTCGTCGAACTCGCACATGTGGAACGAACAGAACAGTTCCTGTTTTGAATCTAGTTTGGTCTGAATCAATCCCTCTAGCGAGGCGGCCTGCCACAGATGTTGGTCGTTTGTGGCGAGCGATGGCTCTGAACTGGCGACTTTATCCAAGGCGACCATGTCACGGGCTTTCCTGAGCTGGCCAAGTGCATGAACCAGTGTCGCGCGTTCGGCCATGTAGACGCCGCCATTGTGAAATCTAAAACCTTCAGGTTGCGATGGAAACCTGCCTGCCCACGCCGGATCACGATGCGGGGCGCACTTGTTCTCGGTTGAAAAAAACAGTGGCGCTCCGATCTGATTGAACATTGAACAGATATGATCCAGAGGTCTGAGGAAAAGTATGTCTCGGGAATCAACGTAGAGTATGTATTCGGCTGTTGCTGGTAGCGAAATAACATGCTCAAGCAGGCGGTCAACCTTTAGCCAGGAGAAATCCCATTTCTCGGGATACGGGTCATAGAACAGGTTCACCTTGATCTCAAAGTCATCGGCGCTATCCAGCATTAACATAGTTGTCTGTGGACACCTGCGGGGATAGCAGATGCTTGTGACTACGGCCGTATTTGAAATGGTGGCATTCATTCATTTGGCCCCTTCATAAAGCAAATCCAATGACTCTGAGAATTCTTGCCGCATTTATTTCCAAACAATGGTTTTTGTTTTGTTAGTGAGAGTATTTTACTGACGGGGATTTCATTTTCGTTCCACTTGAATACCAAAACACCGCCACTCCTTAATACGCGGAAGCACTCTCTAAATCCAGACGTTAACTCAATGGACCAGTTTTCAGATAAGATTCCGTATTTTTTTGCCATCCACCCCGTTTTTCCGTTACGCTTGAAATGCGGCGGATCGAAAACGACCAGCGAAAAAGAATTATCTGGAAATGGAAGTGATTTAAAATCGGCAATTATGTCAGGACGTATTTCCAAAGTCCTGCTTCCACCTGTTGATGAAATGTCTTTCAATACATGTGTTTCAGACCGGTTATCCACAAAAACTACCCGCTCGTCCTCACGATCAAACCAGAACATTCTGGAACCGCAGCAGGCGTCTAAAACTGGCGGGTAATTATTCATTTCGGAAAATAGTTTTCAACTCTAAGCTGGAACCAGTCTGGGTTCGACAGATCGCGCCAAGTGAATTCGTCTTTGACGGGGACCGCCTGAATCACATAGGCATCTGACAGGAACGCAGCCCACCACGAGAATGTGGAGCGGGAGATGACCAGCACGTTTGCGGAACGCATCAACAGGAAGTCGGATAATGGAGGGGCGATTCCGGTTGGCGCTTTCAGGCCGGTGTAATGCAGAAAATCTTTCAGCGTCGGATCATTCAGGTCATCGGTCACAATTTTAACATTGTCCGGCTCACCGAGAAGCTCCCAGCACTTCATGTAGTAGCGAATCGTCACATATTTCTGCTGGCCGATAAAGTCGGTCCCGCGAAAGCTGAACACGATTCCAGTCGATTGAGGCGCGTATTGCTGGTGGAAAATCTGAAGCAGTTCGTCCCGGTGCGGGTGGTAGTATTCTGTACGCTCGAATGCGCCATGGCATAGAACCCGCCGGTTGCGACACATTGACAAGATCGAGGACATAGGCAGGCTGGTATCTTTCACCAGTTGAAGTTGGGCCGTTGGCTCCCAAAACTCCTCGCCAGCAACTTCCTTGGCTGTTTCAGGGAACCATGGTAACGCCTGAGCGACCAATCGCATCTTGAGCCGGGTTGCGAGCAGGTACGAAAACGCATAATAAAACATGGCGTTACCGGTTCTACCGCCTTGTGGGGCTGAGATGACCATATTATTTCAGAATATCGGCCCCGACACCTTCACTGACGAAATCAGCGGACGCATTCGGACCAACCCATGGAAGGAATGTACGAAGATCGGAGACGGGCCATTTTTTGTTTTCTTGCAACAGCTTCCAGCATCGCTCGGCCCCGCCATAACCATAAAACTTTTCCTTCGTCCGCGCTTGGGATTCAAGCAGCCACGCGTAATGCTCAAACACCAAGCCCATGGCGCGAGTCTCGTCTCTGGATATTGCCACACCATGGTTGTTGTTGAATACCGGAGGTTCGTGCCGTGAGAAAGCCATACCAGGCTTAAATCTGAACGCCCTGGCCCACTCGCCAACCCTCCTATTCCCGTAGCCATCAACCGATGTGGACACGATATTTTTACCCATCCAATACCGGCACCAGAAATAGGCGTGGGTGGCCTCTGGGCGATTCTGAAACATCTCGACGATTTGTTCCAGTTGCTTGGCGGAAAAGAACTCGTCAACATCAGCCTGAACCAAGACACATTCCTCATCCAAGCCATTCAGGCAGGCATTGCACATGTTGACTTTGCCATCCCATAGCTGGCGGCGGAATATTTTAACATTGGGATGGTCAAGCAGGCTGGTTAAATACTCAGTGGTTCCATCGCGTGAAAAACGCGGCTGCTGCGGCTTGCACCATGCCGTACAGTGGGTGTTTGCGGCGGCACCCTCTGCCACCCGCCATTCCCACTCACAGGAAAGCTGCTCAAAGACCGACAAATGCTTCTGGATGAAAGGTGAGCCGTCCAGAACGATTGTAAAAATAATTAATTTCACGCAAGCCACCTCCAAACCGCCCAGAGCGTTACAATATGCCAGACGTTATCGACCACGATGCAGCTCCATGGTGCGCATGGTCCTATTAAAAACTGATTCTGGCCGATAAGTTTCATCCAGCGCGGAATTAAATCAGTTCCGTCCTGAATCAGATGCGTCAGGAAAAGCACTGTAAAAACAATCGCTGGGCGCCAGCCAGGATTCCACTCCCAGCCGGTAAAAAGCATCACCGAAACCGACCATAGCCAGCAATGAATGGAGAGTGGGAAAAACCACTTTTTCTTGTTCAATGCCATCCAGTCATTTTGAAGCAGGTAATCGCCGACGAGGTGTCCGATGATGGCCAATGTGAGTGTGTTGTTCATTTTAATTAATTGGCTTTATGCCGGTCAAATGGGTCCACGTCCTACCCTCAAGAATTGATAATATCGTGTTTTGGTGAACACCGTATTTGACAACCAACGATCCCAGAGAAGCTGCGCCCTTCTTTGCAAATCTTTTGTGTGTTTTAACAATTTCGAGCACCTCTGATTCAGACAGTTTTGAAACTCCACTTGATTCGCCAAGTGGCTGCCTTTCCTTTGACACCATATCATCCATGTTGTCTTGAGGTGTTCCAAGAAATAAATGGTCTGGATTAACACACGGAGGGTTGTCACAATGGTGACAAACCAATAAATCATTAGGAATATCACCAAAATGTAGCTTCCACGAAAAGCGATGTGCAGCAGTTGTTGTTACACCATCCCAAATGCGACCATAAAAACGACGCGCATAATTACCAATCCAAAACCAGCAACCATCATCAACCTTGAATACGTTATCCCAAAAACGTTTTATTGCTTCCGCTTTTGATTCCTCTGGCGTTAGTAATTTTCTCCGCTTTAAGCAGCCACATGACACGGCGGCATGACCAATTAGTGAATCTTGCTGGTATTCTAAAACCGTTCCACAATCGCATAAACAGTTCCACATTTTTCGATTTCGATTATTACGAACAATTGTCGGTGCTTGAGAAATAACAGTCAATTGACCAAATCTCGTTCCAGTCAAATTACGTGTTTTCATTTGTAAACACACAGACACCCACGCTCCCGCAACGCTAATACGCCATACTTGGGAAGCATGGCCATCGCGGGGCGTGGGTAGAATTGAGTTGCGATTTGCATCGGGTATTAGTCCGAATAACGCAAATATATTAAACATGTACCGGATAATAGTCAAGCGAGATTACCCTCCGGTGTGAGTTTTAGTTCTGGTAAATACTGCTCTGCCCATTGTCTAAAAATCATTCCATTGTGGCGATTAGCTGCCGAATTTCCATGATTAGCACTCCACGCCGATAGGTGTGCAATGTGCCCAGTGTGCCCCAAAGGAATCTCTGCTGGTAAAATTTGAGTCCAAATGTTTTGATTTGTTGTTTTAATTCCGTATATCTTCAGCCGGATATAGCAGGCAAGCCAAATATCCCAAGAACTTGCTGCAAGCACACAATCTAAAAGTTCGTTCCAGTTCTCCTCCAGCCATTTTTTTGTAAAAGCGAACCCATCACGACCAATATGCTTCTCGGTAGAACGCTTGCCAAAGTTCTCGGCAGACAATTCAAGCGATGGAACCGAGCCGCGAAACTCAGTGCGGAATATTGAACATGGACCATGACAACTTACGTGGTAACGCAAGTACGCAGGCAGGTCTGGATGAATAATGTTGTCGTCGTTGGACCACAGCAAAATATCTTCATCACGCATTTGCTTCATTGCGTGTGAGAGTAAATCTTTCAGGTAGGGTAGGCTCCGAGGATCTCTGAGCGCATCCTTGGCGTTGCGTGGATAGCTCCAGCAATGGGCAGGGATCAACTGTCCAGACTCGTACAGCGCATCCCAAGACTGCTGGCAACGCCATTTACGGTCACTGGTGGCCTTTTCAACGTCCTCGAATTTGTCAACAGCATGAAAAATTCTTCGATTCACGCGCTAATTCCTCCTTGAACTTCCATTTTAAAATCCTTGTTCTGCTCCTGATGCCATCCGGAAACGGATTTTTTATAATCGAAAACGTCAAAAGCAAATATTCGACCCTGTCGAAGAACGGCTAGGGCACATGCTGGACAACCCGCAACTTCCTCCATTAACCATGCAATTGCCTTTTCTGATTTCGTGGTCCAATAATCTTCGTTGGTTGGATTGCGCGGATTTTCGTCACAGGTCTCACACTCGACATCATCGCGCTTCCGCATCGCGTCCACAATTTCTTTGATACCAACAGAGCCGTCACAGAGAAAGCAAACACGCTTCGGATTTAGAGTGCAAGATGCCTCATGCGTCACCATGCTTGGCTTCTTGAACATGCCTTTAGCACAATGATCGCAGTAATATCGAATGACAGTTTTACTTCGCATTTCACTTCACACACGCCAAACAATTGGCAATTCCTTCATGGATCGCCTGCATGTCCAGCTTTTCGTAATCGGTTTCAGCCGCTAAATTCCTGCGCACGATTGTCCCGGCCCATGGCTTCGGGTTTTTGATAATGACTATGCCGATCTCGGTGGCCTGTGCGAGATGCACAAACGCGCTGTCCACGCAGACCAAACACTTCGAGATTTCAAACAGACCGAGTAAATCATAGATTCGATGCGCCTTAAACCCGGCGAGGTCGATTATCAGAGCCTGATCTTGCCATGTCGCCCTGATCTGGTCTATCAGCGACGGGCATTTTGGACATGGTGAACTGATAGCATCCTTAAGGTTTAGGCAGATGATTGGTTTTTGCTGTGGATTATCGACAAGCTTTTCGATGACGTTCAGTTCTCGATCAATGTCGCGCTGGTCGAAAACAGGCTTCACCGAGGGATCATAAAACATGCTCAAATACCCGAGATTATTCCATGCGTCCGTGCAATAGCTTTTGGTGGCCATGCGCTGCTGGTGGCCTTCACCCCAGACGCCCGCGTTGAGTACGATCTGGAACGCTGCCTTGGCGATTGAGAGGGCTTGGCCAAGCTTTTCATTACTCAACTGGGTTACGAATGGTTTCACATAGGAGACACCGTCCAGAAGGTCCGCAAACTTCGAGGAGACCATGAGATAAGGAACCTCATAGTTGTCGGCGATGTGCTTCAGAATAGGTAGAATTGAGATAATATCGCCGTAGCGCCCCAACTGGACAACGCACAGTCGTGACTCACGCTTGCCAGTCTTGGCTATTGACACAATGGAGTCGTAATCCTTTTGCAGCGCTGGCTGGAGCCTGATCTGTCCACAGCGGATGTCCGGCTGAATGCGTTCCCGCTCCTCGCGTGTCCAGAGCCGGATCAGGTTGATTCCTTCGCTATGGATCGAAGTCTGAGCCCCTGGAAACATCTGCGTGATCTTCCCCATCAAATTCCGGTCACAGGCTCCATTGATTCCCGGCGGATACGGGCCGACTTTAGTCCAAATCTCACGGCGGAAAGCGAACGAAAATTCAGAAGCCTGATCGACCTTGAGCGTTTGCAAACTTTCAAAGCAAAACTCCTGATTCAGCCAGCACCATGGACGGCTTTGGATGGCATCTGCGATACCGCTCAGGAAATGCGGAAGTGCAATTGAAAGCTCATCCCATGCGATAACGATTTCACCTTTAATTAGGTTCATGGCCCCGCTCTTTGCGGCCATCGGAAGGACGAATTCCTTAAGATTATAAATCCGAACTAGTGGATGGTCAAAAATCAGAGTCTGTCTAGTACAGGTTGAAACCACCAATAGTTCCCGGTCCTCGTAGTCCTGTTGCAAAAACGAGGCAATACTCTCAGACGCTTGGTACAAGCGCCCTGTATAAATCATCACCGCTGAAATCTTCATGTATCAGCCGGAAGATGCGCTGTGTGCATTGGCTCGGGAACTCCCGCCCAAACATTGGCGCACGCTTTTTCCTTTTCCTCTGCGATCTTGAAGCACAGATCGACAGCGATTTTGGATGCTGCCTCGCTGTTAAACACCTTGTTTCCAGCATCGGCATTAAACGTCATTGAGGCGCTTCCAATGGCCTCAAAAACTGCAATGTACATTTCCGAGGAAATCCGATAGCAAATCGGGCGCTTTTTAAGCGGTAGCGCCATTGCTTCCTCCTTGGACATTACAGTGGCCGTGAAACATCCCGAGCCGTCTGGCAGTTTGGTAACCGCTGAAACTTTTTGAGGCTGAACAAACGGCAACGACTCCGCCCTGAAACCGCATGCGCCGCGGTGCCCACAACCCCCATGTTTAGATGCGATAACCGACAGGTCCAGATCAGTTCGGTGCCGAGCATGGTACATCGACACATCCCACTTCTCGCCTGTCCAATTAAATTTCAAAAGAGCGTCGTGGCCAGTTTCGGGCACATCTTTAGCCTCGAATGCCTGCGAGTTTTTGGCCGTTGTATTCAAAGCCAAGAACTTCAACCCCTCGAATTCGGCAAGGAACGAAAGCTTCGTAACCGCATCGGCGTCGAGTTGCTTCTGGTAACGCTGCAACAGCCTTCCGTCTCGAAGCAGTCCGTCGATGAAGGGACTAGATTCATCAATCGTACCATCCGGATTCAAAAGCGGCGGATACCCGGCACTAATAAGTTGCTCAATTTCATCAATAGAACTTTTGCGTGACTGGCCAAGCAGCAGCTTCCAATCTTCATCGCTCAAATCCCGGCTGCGGAGTCCAAATTGAAACACCTTGGCGTCAGGATTGCGGTGGTCCCAGATGTCGTACTCCCCGGCGAGTTGAACGGCATACGGCTCATAAACGGCGCGGTCGATAAACGCCTGCTTTTCAGGTAAAGCCAGTAACTGAACCTCGATGGCAGGATTTTCGCGCTGATTAAACCACTGCCACGCCAATCGGCAGGCAGAGACGCCGTCGATACGATAGCCGTCGATTTCGCTGGGATGTGTGGCGATACTAGATTTATGATGGTCGATCCAGATCAGACCGGCGGGATGTTGAGGGCCTTTACCGGTCACGTCCTCCGGCTTGTATTCAAACCCGAACACGCGGTCAATTGGTAAATCCATAACGTAAAGTTTGCCGTCGGGGATCGTCAAAGGTTTATCGGCGAAATCCCAGCCAATATATTCGACTGAATCGCCCAAGAATTTACGCGCGATCTCACGGCAGAAAAGGCCGTCGAAATCGGCTGAATGGTAGATAACTGTTGTTTTTGTGCTCATAAATTACTCCTTCAAAAATGCTAAAATTGAACCCTCCAGAATCCGTTTATGCGGCAGGCTGTCCAAGAACGCGCGTGGCTCCTGATAATCTGGATGCGTGTAGTCGTGGAAGCAAAGGATACCACCTACTGAAATGTGTGGCCAGAACATGTCGTACGCAGCCTTGGTGTCTTCTAGGTTGTGGGTATGGTCAATAAACCCAAAAGAGAATCTGGTGGCAAAGTGAGGTGAGAACTTTTTAAAATCACCAGAAACAGTTTCAACGTATGTACCAAACCTGTGTTTTTTTACGTTGCTGACAAACTTTAAAAGCTTTGGCTCCTCAAACCAGTCGTAACAGTAAAGCTTTGAATCGGTAGTCCAGCCATCTATGATGCACAAGGCCGACAACCCAACATAACTTCCAACCTCGAACATAACCCGGTTTAGTGGTTCGCACCGGGCGGACAAGTTCCTTAAATTAAACCTATCCTCTTGTGACAGCATTCCATCAATATTATCAAATGGAAATTCAATCATGTGACAGACCTCCATTCGCACTTGGCGCAAATATCATTCGAGTGATCCGATTCCTTCCAGCGTTCCGCCGAATCGTATATTTCCTGATACGGCTGCGTCAGTAGGTTCCCAAGCGGCACAGACAGGCCGTAATCATGGCAATCACCAACCACATCGCCGTTTGGCAAGCACACGTTCTGGTGCCACCTATCTGCGGCACATCCGATCTTGCCTGTTTTGGAGCCAATATCCCACAGGTTTCCAGCACGGCTCAGCATGTGCGGATGCTCCAAGGCGACTCCATATCGAGAAAGCGCCTGAACGATCAGTGGGTCAACCTCCTGACTCATGGCCATGGCTGTAAAATAGTGCCCGGTCGCCGCGAACATGTGAAGCCTGCGAATCCAAAGCTGGGTATCCATCTTGAACCCAGTCGCGTCAGGTACATGCAGGCGCACGTATTTGATCCTAGAACGCGAGAGATTGAAAGTTTGATGCTCGGTCAGGCCGGACAGTGTTGTGTACAGGTGGACCTCACGGCCAGCGTCTGAGGCGCACTTAATCATCTCTGCACACAGGGCGTTCAGGAAGCATTCCGAGAATCCAGAGAAATCCACGCGAATTTCTGGTGGGAGTTTGCCTAAAATCGTTTCAAAGTTACGCATGGACATTACCCGCGCCTCACCCTTGTACGCCGCAGCCAGCTTATCCTGCGGACAGAAAGAGCATCCCATGCACTTTGAGACGGTGAGTGTAAATTCAAGGCTTTTGATCATATGGATTTAGTCGCCTGAATGCGCAAAGTTTCAATATCGTCGAGTTCGCGGCCTATCGCTTTCCAGTGGCTATCCCAGACCTCGCGCCCGGTGATCTTAATGTTCGGAAGCTCGAACCCGGCCGCCCAGAGCATGGTAATGGCGATATTCTGATCCATCGCGCTTTTGTGCCCGTGGTTTACCAACAGTTCGCGGGCATGTGCCCGCTTCAGGTGGACCCCGACAACTGGAAAGCAGAGGCGCAAGGTTCCACCCGGTTTAAGGATGCGCCTAAAATCTTCGATCATTTTCAGCAGGTGGTCGCACGGCCAATGCTCCCCGGCGTGTTCAAGAAAAATCATGTCGGCATAATTATCCGCGAAGTTGAGTGGGAGCTGGTCCAGATCAACTGTGTCTTTCTCGAAATTTTGCCAACCTTCGAGAATATTTCCACCACAGGCAAATTGCAGGCGTATCATACGAGTCCGATTATTTTCAACTGGTCTAGTTCTTCCGATGTGAACTTTTGGCCGTAGAACGTTTTCTCATTCATCGGCAATGGCCTATTGCGGCCACCAAGCAATGAGTGCCTGCCAATTTTTGGATTTTCACGCTCCATTTTCTCAAATTTATTTTCAGGCAACAGCACTCCGTCAGAATCTTCAATGGCCACATATGCCTTTATAGCGGTTAAAATAAACTCGCTCTTGATTAAAAATAGCGACTGTTCTGTCGAACCCCAGGTGCTGCCATCCCCAAAAGCCATCAGCAAGCCTTTTGCCTCCATGTCGGCATAAATCTGCTTCTCCCATTCTCCAAACGCAAGACAGTCAGCCTCTTGATAGATGAAATCACGTGACTCGCAATATGCCATGAGCGCCGGTAGAATCCAGCTCATGCTCCAGCCGCCAAGTTTTGGATATTGCTGGCCCAAAAAAGAACCGACGTGGCCAAGATTTTTAAGAACCGGAATAATCCGGATTGCACCACGATATGAAAGTTTTGGAGTTGGAAATTCTGAATTATCCACGATTACAATGTCTCGAAAACGGCCCACATTAGGAACCCAATACTGTGAATGGAATTGTTCCTTCTTATCGTAGTCGGCACGATCCGCCGCCCAAAATCCAGATCCAATCAAAGCATTCATTTCGCCTCCGGTGGCACCTTCCAGCCCATGAGTGTGAAAAAGTAATTCTTCTGCTTGGTCGACATGTAATCGAAATTGGCGTCGGCGTATTTCTCGATAAACCCCGCAAGCCAGTCCCGTTTGACGATGTCGACCCCGCAGCCGGCCAAAAACTTACTGGCCGTCCCGAGCTTGATTCCATCCCAAGACTTCGCCGAGGCAATACGCTGGACCGTGCGCGGGGGCAACCCAGAGCGTTCAGCGATCTCAGTGTGAGACATCAGCCGGTAGCGCCCGCGC